TGTAGCTCGGGCTTTGCACCGCGCCAAAAGTTTTCGTCGAACGTTTGTTCGGTGACGAATGTCACATGCATATGGTGTGCGGAGAATCACATTGTGATACTAAACACTGTGTGAGATTGCCCACTACACTGTGGGCTGCGCCTCATTGCGCGGCGGAACCCCCGTCCTGCGGGACAGGGGCTAAACTTAGAACAGGCGTTCCTCTTAAGTGGTATATCCCGCTTAAGTAGAACACTTATTCGACAGGAGGTATTTTATGCGTAAAGCATCTGACGGTTGGGGGTTTTGCCCCCGGTGCCAAATGCCTACCTATCGTTACTGCGGCAGCAACTTAGGGAAATTGTACTGCGACGGCGACTGTCGTTTGGCGTATCAACGTATGCGCACGTACCGCCGCCGTCGGGTGCGCATGTACGAAGCGATCGGTATCGAGAACCTGACCCCTATACAGTTGCGCGGCTATAACGATTTCACTGCTTGGCTCGCCGAGCAAGACGAAATTATGAAGGCATGGAAAGAAAGGCCACGCATTGGCGAATCATAGGAAACGGACGGGCAGCTTCGAGAAAGATAATGTGCAGCTCGTCGAGTACACCCCCTCTCCCCAACCTGAACTTGAAGACCTGGCCCCTGGTATCAAGTGGCACGCGGCAACGCATGGCATGTGGGAGCGGTTAGTAGACTACCCCACCATGCAGTCCCTACCCGCTACGGCATGGGACCACGTCATGATGCTGATTGCGCTACCGTACAACAACATCATTCAGGCAACAGCCTCGGCTGGTCGCGCATCTGCGCAGCTGTACACCGCGTACCGTGACGGGTGCCGAGAGTACGGTTTGACGCCCCGCGCACTCAACGCCATGAAGATTGAGATGCTTACTAGCTCCGAGATGGAGAAGCGCCAGCTTAGCTCGAACCGCTCACCTGGAACAGGTCGCCCCGTCTCGGGCAAGTCCCCGTACAAGAGCTTGCGCCCCGGCGGAAACTACGACGATTCGGAGGACTAGGAGCCAATGGTCGTTGTTAATGACCCTCACCCGGTGAAGGCTGGATTCAAACCGGAGTATGAGGGGGATTTCCCCACGCTCGGGCACTACGTCTTGGACTGGATGATTGAGTACTTAGCCCGTCCGTCGATCGGGTACTTCCAACCGTTCCAGCCGACCCGTGAACAGGCTGAGATGATTCTTGAGTGGTACCGCCTCGACCCGATTACAGGTCGGCGCGTGTACTACCGTGGGGTGTTCCAGCGCAGTAAGGGTTGGGGTAAGGCGGAAGATTTATCGAACATAGTTCCTACGCCCCTGGGCTTGCGGTCGTTCGGCGACCTCCGAGTAGGAGACGAGGTGTACGGGGCCGACGGCAAGCCGACCCGCATTACCTACATCCACCCGGTGATTGTAGACTTCCCCGCCACGGTGTATCTGAGCGACGGGACGAAGGCACGGTTCCACCCGAACCATACGTTCGTGGTGTGGGTGCTGGACGAGAAGACGGAGAAGTACTCGCTGCAGGAACTTTCGCTGGCGCAGATGATGCAGGAAACGCTGATGCACCTGCCTGACCGCCGGTTTGCCAAACCTACCCCCCGCTTCGTCCTGCAGGACCCCCCGCAGAACGTGGCCCGAGGGGGCAAGGGCCGACATATCCGGGCCATTATCCCCAACTGCACGCCCACCGCCATGAGGTGCATTACTGTTGAGGCGGCGGACGGGCAGTACGTCACCCACCCGTCCGGCTGGGTGACCCACAACAGCCCGTTCCTTGGGGCTATCGCCGCTGCAGAATCGCTGGCCGATGTGCGGTTCGATGGATGGGATGCGAACGGCAAGCCTGTAGGCCGCCCGTGGAACTTAGAGCGCAAGGTGCAGATCGACATTATGGCCGTCTCGGAGGAGCAGACCCGCAACGCCTTCGGGCCTCTTACGGACATGATGCGCACCGACGCTCTGTACGAAGACTACCCCGGCCTGGACGTGCTGGATACGAAAGTGTACCTGCCGGACGGGGGCGTCATTATGCCGCGAACAGCCGCGGCTAAATCCCTTGAAGGTACCCCGTCAGTGTTCCAGATTCTCGACCAGACCGAATCCTTCACCCCGTCAAACCGAGGGGTTGAGCTGGGCCGCGTCGCGTTGAAGAACCAGATTAAAGTGAACGGGACCTTCATTGAAGCGCCGAACGCATTCGTCCCCGGTGAGGGGTCTTTCGCTGAGATGACCTATGAAGCGTGGAAGCGGCAGGAAGCAGGGGAGACGTTCTCGAAAGGTATCCTCTACGACACACGGGACTGGGGAGATGTAGACCCAACGAACCCTGATGATGTGCGCGAGGGTCTGATGTACGCCTACGGAGACTCTGCGAACCTGCCGGACGGGTGCCGGATACACACCCCGCCCTGCGGCGTGGGAGATTCTCCGTTCCCTCGTGGGTGGGTGGACATTGACTCCATCCTCTCTGGCGTCTACGACCCGACCTTGACCCTTTCCGACTCGGTACGATTCTTCGGCAACCGTGCTCATGCTGCAGCAGATGCGTTCATGTCGAAGGATGTATGGGACGCGGCCCGCTGGGACGAGGACGACTTTACCCCCGTCTCGAAGCGCGACCCGATCGTCTTCGGATTCGACGGTTCATGGGGCCGCAGCAACGGCATTACCGATGCTACCGCGATGGTTGCTATGCGTATCTCGGACGGCCTGACGTGGGAGGTCGGCATATGGGAACAACCCGACACGGAGGACGGGGTTTCGTGGGTGCCGCCCCGTGAGGAGATTATTGCTGCGGGCGACCACCTCATAGAGAACTTCACCGTCTCGCACGCGCTCTGCGACCCGGCGGGGTGGGAGAACGTGGTGGAGCATTGGAGCGGGAAAATTGCGGAAGCGCGCAACAAACGTGAGCGACGTAAGCTCAAGCCTAAGAGCATTGCGTGGCGCACGAACCAGCTTCGTTCGGTAGCCGATGCTACCCAAGCGCTGCGCGTAGCCATTCACGAGCAAGAGATTCACCACTACAACTCTCCGGCGCTCTCCCGTCACGTACTCAACGCGACCTTGCGGGATACCAAATCCGGTAGGATTATGTACAAGGAAAGCCCTTCGTCGTGGCGTAAAATCGACGGCGCATACGCACTCATGCTTGCGAATCGTGCCCGTCTTGACGTGCTGGCGGAGCAAGCAACGAATAAGAAGCCACGTATGTCTGCCGCCCCAACGCGACTGCGATAGAAAGGAACCTTCTACATGACCGAAATTCAGCCCGGCTCGGACGAGTGGTTTGCTGCTGTACTAGTGCGGCGACTCCAGGAACGTTTGCCGCATGTTCAGGCAATGCGCAACTGGTACGTGGGCGATGCACCGTTCCCATATCCTGATGACCCGGACGCCAACAAGAAGGAAGTCGCCGAGTCTTGGAGGGCTTTGCAGGAAGCGGCACGTATGAACGTGGCTTCCGTCCTGGTGGATGCACGTGTGCCTCGTATGCGCGTGAATGGCGTTCAGCTGATCGACGACGGTTCGGATAGCGCGGACGAGAAGATTGCTTCGTTCATCCAGCGCTCGAACTTCCGCTCCAAGGCGTCTGACGCATTCCGCGATGCACTCATCTGTGGCGCGGGGTACCTGGTGCTGACCGAAGACGGGCTGATGAACTCTTCCCCCGAGACGACGATTTGCCAGCGTGACGCCCACGGCAAGGTCATTGCGGCGCTGAGTGTGTGGGTGGACATTGAGAAGAACGAGAAGGTAGTGAACCTTGCCCGTCCGGGGTACTCGCGCCGTATGCGAAAGAAACTTTCCACTACAACTACTTCTCCGAACAACATCCCAGAGTTGAATATCGCCTCACTATCTCTCAGTGCTAAGGGTTGGGAGTGGGACGAGAAGATTGACACTGGTCTTGACGACGTGCCGGTCTACGAGTTCGCCCTTGATTCGGGGATTATCAGCAAGTACTTGCCTACGCTCAAGCGCATCAACCATACCCTGTTGCAGTGCGGAATTTTGGTTGCGACTCAGGCGTTCAAGCAGCGCGGTATTATCGGTGCCCCGACCTACGACGAAGACGGCAACGAGATTCAGTACGCACCCGACATGTTCAAGCTCTCCCCCGGCGCGCTCTGGATGCTGGGCGAGGGGACGCAGATGTGGGAGTCCGGCGCAGTGGACATTACCCCCGTCCGGCTGCTGGTGAAGGACAGTATCGAAGAGCTGGCGATCGAGTCGAAGACCCCGCTGTTCTTGAACACCCCCGACGGCGCGTCCGGTTCTGCCGAAGGTTCGGCAACTCAGCGCGAAGGGCTGGCGTTCGACATTGAACATATCGAAGATATGTTCACGGCTTCGCTGCAGCAGCTCTTCGCTGACGCAATGCAGATTGAGGGCGAGGAAGACCGAGCCGAAGCGTCGCGCCTCATGATTGACTGGGTGAACCCCCGCCGCGCCTCTGCAGCTGAGCGCGCTACCGCCGTCCAGATCGCCACCTCGGCAGGTGTGCCCCTGACCGTGGCGCTGCGTAAGTTCGGCGGCTTCTCCGCTGATGAAGTCGCAGAGGTCTCTGAGGCTGAGGGCTTCGGGGCGCTGCGCGATTTGGTGGTGCAGAATGCCACCTCCGGTTTGGCGAACCAGCGGGAGAACTACAGCCCGAACCATGAGCATGAGCAGCCCCACAGTTTCCGTGACGAGGGGCTGCGTAAGTTCAGCCCGAACAACCCGGAAGCGGGAGCTGAACCCGGCGTGGACGGGGCGTCCCCCTACGCAACCGGAAAGCTTCGGTCTCGCGCGGGAGGGGGCGAGTAGTCCGTGGCATTGCTTCGTGAACTGGCAGAGGCCAGGGCGCAACGCTCCGAGTCTCTGCTGGAAACACTGGTGCAGTGGCTCTTCACTCTGTGGGGGGCTGCGGACTTTTCCGGCAGTGGCGAAGAGGAGCTAATCGACGATACCGTTGAGGCCGTCCTCGACACGATGCTCCAGGCCCGGCGGGACACGGACGACTACATGCGGGCGGTGTTCCAAGACCAGAGGATTGAATACCCGAAACGGAATATGCCGCCAGCTGCAAGTGAGATTTACCCCCGTCACGGTATCACCCCTGAGGAGGTGTGGGCGCGCCCGCTGCGCGAGTACCGTAACGCCCGCGCTAAAGGCGACTCGCACCAGCAAGCGCTCTTGAAGACGCAGAAACGGGTGCGGCAAATAGCCGACTCGGAAATTAAACTGGCGCAGCGTGAACGAGAGGCGCGTACTTACGAACGGTCTGACCCTGACGAAGTGATAGGGTACCGGCGCATCATCCACCCGGAGCTTTCACGTACCGGAACCTGCGGCCTGTGCCTGGTGGCAGCAGACCGTATTTACTACGTGAAGCAGCTGTACCCGCTGCACGATAACTGCAAGTGCGAGACGCTGCCCATTACCAAGTCGCATGACCCCGGCTTGAAGCTGAACCGCGAAGACCTGGACTACATCTACGACATTGCAGGTTCGACAGGGAAGCAAGACCTCTCGAACACCCGCATTGTAGATTATGTCTCCGGCGAGACAGGGCCGCAGATAGCCCGCCGTGTGCAGCGGTCATACGACGGCATGACCCCCCGCAACCGACGCCATGCCGTCAAGGGCAACCAAGCGAAAGAACGTTCGGAGGTTCCCTCGGGCGGGTTGCAGTTCCGGCGGGCGAAGGATGAGATGTCTGCGCTGCGGCGTCAGCGTTCTCGCCCTCGTCGTCGGAGGGTGAACGCGCTTGAGGATGCGCTGCGGTATTGGAAGGGCCAGCAAGGGGAAGATGCTGCATAATGATTAGGGTAGTGACCGGCCCCCCGGCCAGCGGAAAGTCTACGTATATCGCTGAACACTCCCGTGAGGGAGACATTACAATAGATTTAGATTTGGTTCTATCTTCTACAGGTGGGAACGATACCTTAGCGCGCCAATTGCGCTACGCGATGGAGGAGCACGCAAAGAACTATACAGGCGGGGACGTTTGGATAGCTCGAACACTGCCCGACCCAACAGACCGAACGGTCTTTGCGGATCGCATAGGCGCGGACGAGGTTGTTGTGCTTAACGGGACAAGCCGCGAAAAGCTGCTTGAACGTTTAGCTCAACGCCCTGGAGGAGAAGAGCACATAGAGGGCGTTGAACGATGGTTTGCGCTCAATGGCGAAACGCCGACCGATACACAAACACCGGAAAGGTTATACGAAATGTCAGAAGTCACGGCCAACGTGTCCACCGCAGCCGAGATTCCGAATAACGCAGCAAACGCCGAAATGGCAGCGCTGACTCAGGAACCGGCTACCACTCTCTCCGCCGAACAGCTGCAGCAGGAAATTGCTAAGCTCCAGGCCGAAGCGGACAAGTGGAAAGGGCACGCCCGTACATGGGAAGAGCGTGCGAGGAAAAACGCTGCGGCGGAGTCCACCCCGGCCAGCGCCCCCGAAGGAAATGCTGAACTGGCAGCCCTTCGTGAGGAGTTCCAGCAGTACAAGCGACAGAGTAATGAACGGCTGTTCCAGGCCGAACTGAGCAATATCGCTGCTTCCCACCCCGGAACTAACGTTGAGGTTATCGCCTCAGGTCTTGACCGCTCTCAGTTTATGTCTGAGGACGGTGGCGTAGACCGTCAGAAACTCAATGATTACTTCCAGGCGTTCGGAGTCGGAGCTTCTGCACAGCCCCCGGCGAGCGAGCCGACCCCCCGAGGTCTTCCGGCACAGTTCGCCAACCCTGCATCAGGTAACGACATAAAGTCCTCCGGCTCGCTAGAGGCTGGCCGCGAGCGGATGCAGGAGTTTATGGAAAAGAACAAACGAGGAGTTTAGCCATGATTGGCCTCAAGCACTATAAGGCGAACCGCCGTTCACCTCAGTGGCTTGCCAACGCCCCTGAGACTTACAATGCGCAGACCTACAAGCTCAAGACTGCTGACTTTGCAACTGCGTACACCTTCTACTCCGGCCTTCCGTCCGGCTACCCGCTTGTCTTTGAGGGCGAGGGCGCGGACAAGGTTGTGAAGCCCGCAACCGCAGGTGGCAAGATTGACGCCTTCCTGCTGTTCGATTTCGACTTCACCCCCGGAGAGTACGCCGTGGCCGTCGTTCTCGACGGTCAGATTGATAAGAACTACCTGCCGAAGATCGACGGTACCGCTGAGGTTACTAAGCCCGCTGATACCGGCCACTTCATCTGGATTTAAGAGAGGATTGAAAAGTGAGCAACTACGTTGAATATGCTGGCGCAGCCCTCTCGACTAAGGAGCTGACCGGCGCAGCCCGTGCGTTCTACGAGGCTGCAATGCAAGCAGAGCTTGCCAAGAACTCCCTGTCGGCGTTCTTCCCGGATACTCAGGTCGATTCGATTGACCTGCGTCTGGAGGATTTCGACTTCTCCCGCCCGGAGATTGCGAAGAACCGCGCTTGGGATGCTGAGCCGTTCCGTGGTTCCACCGCCAAGGCTGGTTTCCGCACCTTCCAGAACGTGCCGATTTCTCAGGCTGAGGTTCTGTCGGAGCTGGACCAGCTGCGCGCTCGTCTGTCGAACAACGACAAGATTCTGAACCTGGTGTACGGCTCCCTCACCCGTCAGGTGAATGCTGTTATCGATGCTCTGGAATACCAGCGCGGCCTGACCCTCACCAACGCTAAGTTCACCGCTACCACTCGCGGCGGCGTGAAGTTTGAGGATGAGTGGGGCCGTGCACCCGAGGCTAACCCGACCTCTGCGATTCAGTTCAACAACCCTGACGCAGATATTCTGGGCGAGCTTGAGAAGTTCTCGGACGCCTACAAGAAGCTCAACGGCTTCCGTCCCGGTACTATCCTGGTATCCCCGACCATCAAGCGCGCAATTGCACGCAACAAGCAGTTCACCGTGAACCTGAACAACGGCGGGTACATCCCCGGCAACACTGCTCAGGTGAACGCTGTTCTTGAGAACAACGAACTGCCCGCTCTGACTACCTATGAGCGTGATGTGAACGTCGGCGGCGTGCTGACCCCTGTTCTTGACCCCAAGAACATCTACCTGCTGCCCCCGTCGGCACAGGGTATTCTGGGCAACACCGTGTTCTCCCCGACCACTGCGTCTATGGAAGCCGGTTTCTCCCCCGCAGAACAGGCTGGCATTTACGCTGGTATCCACCAGCGCCCGACCGTCCCGTCCACCCGCGAGGTGGTTGTGGATGCGGTGGCTATGCCCGTCCTGTCCAACCCGAACTTCGCCTTCGTCTCGAAGGTGCTGCCGTAAACAACTAAAACGAGAGGTGTAGTTGAATGATTGCGAACGCTCCGGTATATGTACACAACGAACGCGGGCATTTAGTCTTCATCCCTGAGGGTGAGGAGATTCCCGAGTTCTGTGTGGAACAGATCGACCACCCCGACGTTCTGCCGTCTGAGGAGGAAGCGCCCCAGGGTGAATCCCCCGAAGAGGAGGAAGCGCCCCAGGGTGAATCCCCCGAAGAGGATAAGAAGCCCGTTAAGCGCAGCTCCCGCAGCTCCGCCAAGTCCTAGAGTGAAAGTGCCCCGCTATGCCATTGCCATTACAGCTGACTAAGGATGATGTGTACGCCCGTTTCGACGGCGACCCCATCACCCGCTCCGACGCTGCAATAGAGAGCGCGTTGAAAGACGCCCTCGTTCGCCTCAAGGGCGCGTGCCCGAAGGTGAAGGCAATGCTTAGCGGGGCTATTCCCGTCGATGAGGATTATCTAGACCTCATCAAAACTGTGGTCTTGGACGCTGCCATTCGCTACCTGCGAGACGACCGTTCCGGCCTCAAGTCGGAGGAAGAGTCCGCGTACAACTACGTGAAGGACTTGACCGCCGTCTCGTCGAACATCTGGTTCTTGGCGAACGAGCTTGAGTATCTAGGGTGCAAGAAGCGCGCTAAGATTGGGACCCTCACCCTTGGCACTGACAGGCGAATGTTGGCCCCCGTCTCGAACGGCTGGGCACGTCCTGTACCTACCCCTCGCCGGGGGTGGTGAGGTGACATTATTCACTCACCCTAAGCACGTCGTCACCGTCTACCCTGCCATTTCTACGGTGGGAGAAGACGGTGGCGAAGTGCTGACATGGGGCGATCCGGTAGAGGTGAAGGGGAACATGCAGCCGTTGGCGAATGATAACCTGAACCGAACCGCCGCCGTCCGTGAGGAGTACTACGGAACGACCGTCTCCAATGCCTACAGGTTCTCATGCCGGGCGGGCGATTGGGTCTACCCGCTGAACTCCCTCGTCGTGTGGCGACCCAACCGATACCTGGCCCCCCAGAACCGAGACACGCCAGCGGGTAAGAATCCTGAGGCGGCGCAAGTGTTCTATGCGAATGCCCGTCACGTGGACTTTAGGATGTCGCCTCGTACCCAACATACGGTGGTGGCACTATCCCGTGGGAACGACGTACACAGGGAATTTTTAGATGGGAAAATCTAGGTCTATCAACGGCATTGAGCTGTACTCGGACAACGCTCAGCACGCAGCCTCTATGATTTCGCGCCACGGCTGGCTTCTCGACCACGTGGCGCACGAAATTGAGGAGGACGCGAAGCGATCCGCCGTACCATACCGGAAGTCCACAACCGATTCGTATGTGGACCATTTCGGGGTGACGAAGCAGCTGTACACCGGACGGCAGCGCGACCCGCAGCACCCGGTGTATGACCGTATCGTTTACAACGACGACCCGGCAGCGCACATTATCGAACTCGGCATTGTTCAGAACGTGTTGCAGTTCCGTGACGGGCGCGAGCAGCGAGTTACCGAGCTGCAGCGAGGACACTTCTTCTTGGTAGGGGCCGCCGCAAAGGCGGTTTCTATATCGGGTGGGCGTCGCCCTGTTCCGGCACCTCGCCGCTCCGGCTGGGACGACCGCACCGCGAACGCTTACGTGGATACTACAGGCGCTTCCGGCGGGCGACACAGTACAGCGGCTCAGGCCGCCGCCGTCAGGAAGAAAGGTTAGCGCGTGAACCCGTCGAAATGGATTCAGTCTGTTCTCTCCGAAGCCTTCCCGAAACGAGTGTTCAAGGATGTACGGGTGGATATGCCCGACTGGTGGGTGCAGCACCACATCACCTGGAACTCGGTTACGGGTGTGGACTGGGAGAACACTATGGATAATGTGCGCATCAACGTGCAGCTGCGTGTTGTGGCACCGAACTCCGATAAGGCGTACTCGGTCTCCCGTCAAGCGATCAAGACCCTACGCGCGGCAGCAGATGCTTCCCGTGTAGTGGACAACGTTAAAATTAAAGCGTTCGATGTTATTCAACTCCCTGTCGAAAACTTCAAGCTCACGGCTGTAAAAGGCGTCATGGATGCTCAGGTGGACAGCATGGTTACCATGTCTTTTTACGAATCGTGGGGAGAAGATTAGAGAATCTACGTAGAAAGGCGCTAGTAACATGGCTGGACTTCACGCCAAATACGACGCAACTACCGTAGTTCCCGTGAACTACGGTACCGTGCTGGTCGGTAAAAAGCTCACCGCAGCTATTCCCGACGTTAGCAAAATCAACCTCAAGGACGCCGACACTTTCGGCACTGACTGGACCCCCGTCGGCCTGACCTCGAAGGAAACTCTTCCTGCGCTCTCGGTTGAGGGTGGCGAGACTAAGACCCTGGATACCTGGGAGCTTTCCTCGGTGGACGTGTCCACCACTGCTCAGGTGCTCAGCTTTAGCTTCTCCGTCGTGGGCCTGACGAAGGAAGCGCTACAGGCTGCCTACGGCGGCAACATCAGCGACACGGTGAACAACACCTACGACGCTGCCAAGAAGCTACAGTGGATTAGCAGCGAGATTGTGACCGTTGAGGCTCCGGTGATTATCCTCGCTGGCGGTAGTGGTAAGCAGTTCGCCTACTTCATCCCGCGTGCGAAGCTCTCCGCTGACGGCTTCGGCGAGATTTCCGACGGCCAGCTTTACAGTATCAAGATGAAGGGTACCGCTCTGGCACCTTCGCCCGAGCAGTCCAAGGCCGGGTACAACCACCCGATCGGCTTTATCCACCCCGAGGCTAAGGGCCAGGCGGCGGCCCCAGGCGGTGCCCCGGCAGGTCCCGGCGCTGGCCCGGTACCCTAAACCAACCCCCTGAATCGGGTATAATGATGGACGGTAGCAAACGCTACCGTCCATCTTTTTATGGAGGTTTATACCGTGGCAACCGCATCTAAATCCAAGGCCTTTAAGGCGGAGACTGCACCCACTAACGCTGTGGATGTGCTGGCGGACGACGACTTTGATTCAGTCCCCGTCCAGGAACTCCCCGGCTACCAGTACCTTCTCCCGATTGAGAAGCTGAGTTCAGAGCATTTCTTCATTGCCGCCTCGGCTATGCAGAAGATGCACATGGAGCTTGAGAAGGCAGACGGCGACGACGAGTACGCGCTGCTGGGCATTGAAATGTCTGCCCGTGCCGTGCGTATCCTCACTTCTAAGTTCGTAGACCCGGAGAAGTTCAAACAGTGGCAGGAGTACGACGTTCTGCCCAATGCCAACGACATTATGGTTCTCGCTCTGCGCTACCTCACCGAAGTGGGAAAAGGCGGGGCGTCCTAGAATTTTTCAAGAAGCACCCGGACGCGGCGGCGGATTTCGTAGCACTGTACGGGATCGACCCGTACCTGGAGTATGGCCGCCGCGAACCTACCCTCATCATTGCCCTCGTCGAGCGGCTGGGGTTTGAGGAACGGAGCCTGTACAGGCACCGAAACGTAGGCAAGATAGCTGATGAATGGTTCGGCTACGACCGTCTAGAGATGGTCTTGAAGAATATCAGCGACCAGCTGCAGAGCTTCACGCTGATGTACCTCAGTGCTAATACGAAGAAGTCTTCGGACGTACCAGATTTCAAGGCTTACCCCTCACCTTTTGAGAAGAAGCCGGACGCAGAGCTTTCTCTCGCCGATAAAATGGAACAGATGCTACTTGCAATGGGCCATGACCCGCAAGAGTACAATTTCCAAGGGTAAGTTTTTGAAAGGTTGTGTCTCATGGCGCTCGGTTTTGAAGCCGGTAAAGTCTATGTTCGTGTCGTTCCCGATGCGTCAGACTTTAACGAGAAGCTTCGTCGCCCCCTTCGGCGTGCGAAGGAGGAAGCCGAGCGCCTGATGCATATCCAGGTGGTGCCGGAGTTGGACCGCACCGCCTTGAACCGCGTCAAGGCGCAGCTGCGCGGCCTGGATGCGACCGCCCACGTCAAAGTGAAGGCGGATACTGACAAGCTCAAAGAAGAGCTGCGGAAAGCCTCTGACGCTCCCGAGGTAAAAGTTGAGCCTGTGCTCGATGCGCAGAAACTCAAGGAGCGTATCAAGCACGCTACCCATGACGACGAACCCACCGTAAAGATTAAACCTGAGGTGGACAAATCTCTCTTCGACCAGCAGTTTAAACAGCTCAACGATTCGTTGAAGTTTGACGGCAAGTCGATGAAGTTCAACCCGGAGTTCCTGACCCGCGCCCGCGAGGAGTGGGTGGGGACTTCTGAACGTATCCATGAACTTGTTGATAAGAACATTGACGACGTTCACCGTCTGCAGCGCGAGACGGGCGAGACTCTGCGTAACGCTATCCGCGATTACGAGAACATGATTGCCCGCTCTCACGCGCCCCGAGGGCGTGGGGACGACTTCGACCATGAGGCCGAGAGCGTCCGTCGCGTGAATCAAGAGCTGGAGCGGCAGAACTCCCTCACCGGCAGGTTGCTCAACCTGAACCGGCGTCTCTCCCAAGACCGCACGTCGCGTTCATGGGACCGCGCCAACACCCGGCATGTCGAAGACCAGGTGAAGGCCCTCGAAAACCTCAAGAAGAAGCTGGGCGAGATTGAGGGCGCACAGAAACTCTTCAACCGTCGTTCTAGCGCCTTGAAGGATTTGAAGTTCGACAACGGCGCGAAGAGCATGACGCGCTTCAAGTCCGAGATGGAGCGTGCGAACGATGCGCTGCGCCGCCAGCAGCGCCTTCTAGAGAAGCTTGCCAATGAGCACCGCAACGCTGGCGGTGTTCTCATGGCCCGTAAGTTCGCTGAACAGGCTGAGCGGATCGGCAAGCAGCTTGAGTACGCTGAGCGTAAGCAGAAGCTCTTCAACAAGGCTGCCGCCGAGGCGTTCAAGGGGAACTTCTCTGATGAACCGTTCTCTCGCCTGAACCGTTCCCAGGACGACGCCCTGCGCAAGCTGCGCGAGAACATAGACCAGGCGAAGCGTCTGCGTCGGGAGCTGAGTCATGCGTACTTCGACGCTGCGACTGAGGGCAACGACGAGCACGCACGTGCGTTCCAGAACCAGTCCCGTAAGGTGACCGACGCTCTCAAGCAGATGCGCCGCGAGTACGACCAGCTGGCCGAGATTCGACGCAAGCTGACGGATACCTCCGTCGCGGACAAGTTGAAAGCGGACTTTGACGTGTCGCACCTGCGCGATTCAGTGCGCCGCCTCAAACAAGAGATTGAGAACAGCGACACTGGAAGGTTGCGACTGCGCACTGAGCTAGACACTGAGCGCGCCCGTCAGCTCTTAGACCGGCTACGCAACCGCGAGATTACCCGCACGCTCCGTATGGAAGTGGATGTGGACACGCAGCGCGCCGAGCAAAAGCTGGACGACCTGGAAGAAGACCGCGAGACTACCATCAATGCGGACGCGGATACGGGGCGCGCCCGGTACAAGCTGGCGAGGCTAACCCGCCCCCGTCACGTGCTCATAATCCCCAAGATTGATAAGGCTGCCACCGCGAAGGTCTTGACTGTCCTCGCGGCACTCTCTGGTGCCCGCGCTACCTGGGAGTTCACGAAGAACTTCACCGACTTCGTGAAGGACTTGGATAAGAACCTGACGCAGCTCATCAAACTGGCGGCTGTGATTTCCACCGTCACGGCGGGCATCACCTCGCTGACCGGCCACGTGTTCGCTCTCGGCCAGTCGTTGCTTGGTATATTCCCCTCCGTCCTGGCGCTTCCTGGTATCTTCACAGGTATAGGTATTGCGGCCCTGACGACAGGCTTCGCGTTGAAGCAGTGGAAAGACCGTATGAAGGATGTGGACGACCGGCTCAAGGCAGCTCAGGACAGGGCGTCCGATCGGTTCTGGGAGAAGTTTGAGGGTCCTATCCGGCACCTGGTCGATACCTTGTACCCGCAGTGGGATGCTGCGATTCAGCGTATTGGTACCCACATGGGCCAGTTCTTCGCCAACGCGACGACTGCGGCTGAGCGGTACCTAGCCACCGGCGGGTTCGATTCTATCTTCAATGCGGTGGCTGAGGGTCTTGACCGTATGGGCGCGGGCATGGACCCGTTCATTGAGGGGCTGCTGCGGTTCATTGATATTGGTGCGCAGTTCTTCCCTCGTTTCGGCGACTGGTTCACCGACATGGCGAACCGCTTCAACGACTGGACGCAGAAAGCCGACGTGTCCGGGGCTATTGAGCGTGGTATTTTCGCGCTCAAAGAGTTCTGGCGCGCTGGCGTTGCAGCATGGGGTATCCTAGCGGAGATTGCGAAGGCTGCGACCGAAGCTGGCTCCGCCACCGTCACGACGTTCGCCGACATGCTGGAGCGTATGCGTAACGGGCTGGCGACGTTTGAGTCCCAGTGGACGATGACTACCCTCTTCCGAGGGGCTAACGAAGCGCTGCTTGCTCTCGGCCCGTCGTTCGACTATATCGGCAAGGCCCTGTACAACACGGCGGAGACGATTACCGTCGTCATGAAGGGCATCTCCGAGATTATCAACTCGTGGGTCAAGCTCATCACTGAGGCTGTATCGACCCTCGACGCACAGTCTGGTATCCAGAAAGCCGTTGAGGGCGTGTCTAAGGGCATGGAGGAGTTGTCGAAACACTCCGCCCCGCTTGGTGTGATTATTGGCGCGCTCGGCAGCGTCATTGGCGTGCTCGGCGAGACTATCCTCCCGTTGTTCGGCACTGCGCTTGAGGTTCTTGCGCCCATGTTCGAGAACTTGGGTAAGGCCGCAGAGGCGGTAATCCCCGTCTTGGGCACCTGGTTCAGGGACGCGATTACCTGGTTGCATGAAAACGTTGGCCCGCTGGTAGAGCAGTTCTCTCAGTGGGTGCAAGAGAACCCTGAGCTGGCGTCGTCTATTCTGGTTATCGCCGGTGCTATCGCAGCCGTTATCGCTGTTATCGGCCCTGTCATTACATCGATCGGCGGTTTCGTGGGTGGTCTCGTCGGGTTGTTCGAGGGAGCGGGAGCTGTTATCGCAGCGTTTAGTGCTGAGGGCGCACTAGCGGGAGCAGCCTCTGCGGCGGGAGCTGCAGCAGGTCCTATCGCTATCGTCATTGCAGCTATCCTCGCTATCGCGGGCGCTTTCGTGTATGTGTACAACACGTCCGAAGAGTTCCGTAAAGGTATTGAGGACATGCTCTCGAAGATTGACGAGATAGCCCGTCCTATCGTCGATACGTTCAACAATGACCTACGCCCTGCCCTGGAGGACTTCGGTAAGTCGGTTCAGAACGCCTTTAAATCTATTGCAGATTCTCTACAGCCGTGGTTTGAGATTGTTATCGCCGTCGTCAATGGTATTTTGACGGTGCTCAAGCCGGTGATGGAGTTCATAACTGCGGTCTTCGGCCCTCTCATTGGGGAAGCTATTCGCGGTCTGGGGCTTGCCTTCGAGTTGGTTTTTGGGGCTATCGGGAATGTTATCTACACCGCCGGACAGGCTATTAAAACAGGTTTCAAACTGATAACCGGGGATACCCAAGGCGCTTTTGACGAAGTTCGGAAGATAGGTCAGCGGTGGGAGCGTTGGTGGAATGAGCTATGGCCTCGGCTGTCGAAATTCTTGACGGACACTCTCGACAAAATGATCGAGTCCGCCGTCGAAACGCTCGGACGCCTGACCGGCCAGCCCCGTGAAAAAATTGAGGAGTTTAAGAACTTCGCCAAGCAAGCCTTCAAGCAAATGGTTGAGGCCATTGGTAAATGGTTGGGGGAGCTTCCAGGGGTTGCTACTAACAACCTCAACAGCCTGGTAAGCTCCATGAGGAATTTCAACCTCCAGGCTGCAGGGCGGGCACTCATCAACGGATTCTTTAGGGGTGTACAGGCTGCGTTCAGTGGCGGGGTTAACATGGTGAAGAACAGCCTTAGCCACCTTCGCGGGTTGTTCCCCCACTCCCCGGCTAAGTGGGGGCCATTCTCCGGCTCAGGGTACACCACCCACTCCGGCAAGGCGCTAATGCGCGACTTTGCTAAGGGTATGGCGTCCGAAGAGGCGCGCGTCGCCGAGACGGCTGCCCGTTCGCTGAGCAAGGCCAAGGACGCTTTCGATAACGTGCACCTCTCAGGCGGGTACGATACCTCCGCCGTGGTGCAGCAGCGTACCGAAGTCAGCCTAGCTGACGGGAAGATTGAGCTGGCGAACAACCTTGGCGAGGCGGTAGTAGACGCTTTGCGTAGCGGGGTAGAATTGAAGCTAGACCCGCGCACTAACACCGCCGTCATGTGGATGAATGAGACGGGGGCGCGTGAGACACGAAGGAGCTTTTAGTGGAAGCTAAACCACTGCCCAAATTCGACGTAGACGGGCTGCCGTATGACGCAGCCTTTCTACAGTCGGACATGAACTCGGTGTTCCCGATCGCTTTCTCCGGCGAAATACAGGTGAGTTATGACCGAGAACCGTTTGCGGAGTTTGTCTCCGACCGTGGGGTGCGTACTCTCGCGCTGCGAGGGCGCGCGCCCCGAACCTGGTCGGTTTCTTTCGAGCTGCCGTGGCAGTACGCGGTTATCCCCCAGAACCTCGTCGTGAACCAGGAACACCCGTTCTACTTCACCTCCCCCTTCGCGCGCCGAAACAATGTGGCCCCGCCCTACGGGGAACTGAACGACGTGTTCGTCGGTTCAGCCGCCAAGAACGCGCCGCTGGCTATCAATTACGAAGACTTCCAGGAGTCAGGTATGCGAGCCTGGGGGCCAACATCTCTACGCACCTTCACCCGCTACGACCCTAAGATGATTTACGGCCCGGAGTTCTTCGCCGTCCTGGGAGCGACGATGCGCTTTCGTGGGTGGATTGAAGGCGGCCAGGCCGCTATTGTGGGCCTTGACGGGAACGGGAACGAAGTGTGGAAGTCCCCCACCATCTCCGGCGGGAATGCGCTAACCGAGGGGGTATCCGACCCGTTCGTTATCCCCCGAGACAAAGGTATCGCTGCCCTGCGGGACTGGTACTCCCCGGAAGTTCGTTCGTTCGCTCCGACGCAGGTATGGTACGGGCCGCACCTACCTCCGATCGCTGAACGAATGGGGGGGTGGGTGCGTATCAGCAGTTTCCAGCGAACGGAAAAGACTCGCGGTGCGAACCCTCTCTGCAGCATTTCGTTCTCCCTCAAGGAAGTAGGATAAATGGCGAATATTATCAAAGCTAAATCGTGGGAGCGCTTACTGTGGAAGGGTAAGGAGCTTCCCGTCGCTAACGTGCAGGTCAAGCACGGGTTTTACGGTACCCACTCGAAGGTCTCCCCCGGCTCGTGGGAGCCTTTGTCCGCGACGGCAGATATTCTGATTGACCCTTCCGACCCTCGCGGTTTCTCTCCGTACAACGGCACCTACCCGCACAACGGGGATGAGGTGCAGCTAGAGCTTCACAAGTACCGAGGCCCTTCCGACCCCGGCGGGCGTATCAAGATGAAGCTGCTGGTGGACAATATCAAGTTCACCAGCAAAGGCATCTCCATCTCCCTCGTCCAGCGAGTAGACGGCTTCACCCGCCACATCCATGTGGACCCCCTCGTAGAGAAGATGAACCGCTACTACGGGTGGCTCGGGGATAAGCAGTACCAGTTCTTCGGAGAAGAACTTGAGCGCCGCCAGGTAACCCCCAGCTACCTCTACCATTTCTTTTGCGCGCTTCGCGCCGGAGGGTACTCCCCCGTCCCGCCGACGTTGCCGACGTGCCAAATTGACCTGCCGTTGCAGTGGACGACGTGGACGAACCAGTGGGATAACCCGTACTACATTGACGACCCGGCATATACGGCACGGCTGATTGGATGCACCACGGAAGATTTGGCGAAGAATATAGGCTGGCTCAAACCTAAAGACTCCCAGTCTATCTCGTCGATTGGCTTCTCAGGAACCGTCATTCGTTCAAAGGCCACCGCCGACCAATGGGGGCCGTCCATGTCGAACAAGCACGGGGTATGCTACCTCACGAATGGGTTTGTGACGATCGGTCGTACCCAGCTGGACGACAGGCAGTACGCTCGCGGGGCTTACGCACGAACGGACTTGTTCATGTCGTTCATGATGACCCGTCTTGGGACGCGGCGCAACCCTGAGGCCGCCTACCAGATGCGCTTCACAACCACTAAAGGCCATGGTTTGCACGTCGTTTTCACTGGCGAGGAGCAGTTCTCCATTGACTACGTGACCTATGCAGACCACATGCCCGGCAAGGCGCACGATTCGGAGCAGCGCCTCATGACGGTGGACCTTTCCAGTAAAGCCCATCTGATTGAAGAGACTATTGTCACGATGCGAACCGACGGGCGGAAGCTGTACGTGAACATTGGTAACCTGCACTCCGGCGTGTACGACATGCCGGGAGAGCTAAACTCCCAGTCCGACCCGCTCATTTCGTACCTTAGCCTCTGGCTCAAAGATTACCAGAAGGTCAATAGCTGGGGCTTCGCAGGTTTCCAAGTGAGCGGCATTCCGAACAATGCAGAGGCGCGCGCTTTGTTCCTGGAGCATATCAAGGACTACCACCTGTACTACCCGACGGGGCGGATTTACTACTCTAGCAAGAACCCGTACACATGGGTGAACTCGCTGGCGTCGCTACGTGACAAGTCCGCCGGTGAGTTGCTGAACGAGATGTGTGACGCCCTCGGGTACTCGTGGCACATCACCCCGTCAGGACAGGCTATCGTCATGGCCTCTGCAGACCTTCCACAGAACGGGGATTTGGATAGTAGCGTGGCGGCGAAGACTGGCATAGGTTGGGCTGGGCGTATCCGTCCAGGGGATGTGGGGAACTACTCTATCTCTACCGAGCTTACGAAGTCGGTCTCAAATATCAAGTTCACGTACTCTGAGGTCGCTTATCAGTCCACATGGAGGACTCAATTAGATGTCTACGTGGGCGGAGGGACTATGGCGAAGACCGATACGAAAGAAGTGTTCGTTGCCCCGGACGATCACACCGAATGGTTCGACGTGGACGATACGCTGGAAGACCAGTCTACTCACGGGTACGCTTGGTTGGGGGAGCGTAACGGCTCGTTCATGGGCGGCTCTTACATTCTGCTGCGAACCCGTAACGATAAGCAGCCCTTCTACCAGAACGGGCCTACGACCCTCGACGTGCTGCACGCGGCAGATGTGGTGACAGAGGTAAACCGACTGAACCCGTACACCCTTAAATTGACAACGAAATTTAAGGATTGGCGCGGGCCGACGTATGCCGGGACTGACGGCGTGGTGACCGACGTATTGAAGGAAGAAATTCAGCTCACCTCTTCCCACGTCGATTTCCGCGACCCGAAGGCGCAATTCCACGACATTAACTGGTACTCGAACACCCCGAACCGCTGGACGCAAGACCTCCCCGTCGTGCGCGCACGCGGTATCATGAAGCGTACCGACGCGACTGTTGTTACTCACGGCGGTAGCGCACACGCCCCGGAGCTGCAGATCGACGGCTCGAAGTGGATTAGTTCGCCAAGCACGGCTGAGAGCCTGTCCAAGGAGATAGCAAAGCGTGTGTTCGACCCGAACCCCAGCTTCGGGGATATTGAGGTTGAGTACGATACGAAGTACGTTCTCGGCTCCGTGGTGCAGGTGCAGGGCATGAACCCGAACGGCAGTTCTAACGCCTTCGGTACCATCCTCAACGGGGTTATCGTGGCATTCACACACTCCCCGGCGAGCAACACCACCAACCTTACGTTGTGGATTTACGACTTCGTGAAGGTGAACAAGACGTGGGGTGAGCTGGAGTCTGACAACACCTCCGGCAAGAAGACCTGGCAAGCTGAGGAAGAGACTCGCCAACGTCAGGGCGTCACCTGGACACGGGCCGAAGCCAACCCAACACTTTAGGAGCACTCATGGGTACTACCCGCGCATGGAAAATCTACTACGATGAGCTGACCGACATAGCTAAAGGCCGCACGCAAGCCTTCAAACAGGCGAACTCGGTAGAGTCTGCTCTGTCCCTGTTGTGGGGCCAGGCAGTAGACCAGACGATAGCAAAAGTGAAGGACGCTACCTCCGCGACCGACCAGAAAATTAGCGCGCTCAATTCGTCTCTGACAAACGCCATAACCAACGCCAAGAACGAAGCGTTGCGTGCCGTGGGTGCGTTGCGTAACCAGGTAGAGTCGCGCCTAACTCAACTAGAGCGTGACGTGCCCGCCCAGCGTACCGAGCTGCGCGCACACGCACAGTCTCTCGTCGAGACGGCGCGAGACGCGGTGACCGATTACGTCAATGAGCGCACTGCAACGCTGTATAAACCGGAGAATCAGTGGGCGGTGTTCTCCGGCACGTCAATCGACTCGAAACTAACAGCCCCCACCTATCGTCCGTGGGTTTGGATAGTGGATGCCACTGCTTCCGGCCAGGTTCTCGGAACCGCGGTTGAGGCGGGCGGCGTGTACATTGTCTTCCTCACAGACAAGACGAGTGGGAAAGTCGTTCGCGTAGATAAATAAGCGCTTCCGTAAAATAGGCTAGAGAGAATCCTCTAGCCTATTTTTGTATAAGGAGTCCTTATGTCGGACCAGGATAAACTGTATGCTCGCCAACCCCCCGCACCAGGAACCGGGGGACTCTCGGAGCCTGAGGTCAAGGCCCTCATTCAGGAAGAACTCAAGAAGAATCCAGCTGCACCTGGCGGCGGCCTCTCGCGTGAGGATGTGCAGCAGATTGCCGACGCTGCTGCTAAAGCCGCAGTGCGCGCTATCCCTCCGACCACCCCCGGCGTGTCCCGCACCGAAGCAGAAACTATTGCTGCTGCAGCTGCACAGAAAGCGGTGGCTTCCATTCCTCCCATCACCCCTGGAATTAGTGAATCCCGTGCCGAGCAGATTGCTCAGCAGACGGCCCAGCGGATTGTCGAAGCGCAGCCTAAGCCCGCCCCCGGCGTGACGGAGGACCGCGTTACTGAGATTGTGAAGGGCGAGATTGCTAAGGTTCCGTCCCCCGACGCAGGGTTGAACGCAACTCAGGTGCAGCAGATTGTAGACCAGGCCATTCAGAAGCTACCCCCGGCACCTGTGCCCGGCGTTAGTGAGGAACAGGCGCGCCAGATTGTTCAGGCGGCTATCGCCAACCTACCCGCCGGGGTTACTGAGTCCCAGGTTCAGACGGCTATCCAGTCCGCCCTTGCCCAGATTCAGCCGGGCACCTCAGAGGAAAAGGTACGCGAGATTGTGACCGCCGAGATTGCTAAGGTGCCTCGCGTCACGGTCACAGACAACAACGACGGGACGATAACCATCTCTACCCCCGAGGAGTAAACATGGCCCAGGCAACTACCCTCTCCCTCACGAAGGGAAAGCTCTCCGGCACGGGCGACTCTGCGGTATGGGCTTCCGTACAACCCCGGCTAGAGTCTTACATTCAACAAGAGCTTGCTAAGCTGCCGACCCCCTCCCAGCCGGGCATCTCGCAAGAGAAGGCTGAGGAGATTGTGCGCAACGCCATTGCGGCGCTCAACCTGCCGTCGTCCTTCCTGACAGAGAACCGTGTGAACGAGCTGGTGCAGACGGCTATCAACGCCCTGCCGACCCCTGCACCCGGTATCACTGAGCAGCGGGTTACTGAGCTTATCAACCAGGCCGTAGGTCGTCTCCCTGCCCCCGGCACGAGCGAGGAGCGCGCCAAGCAGCTTATTGCAGATGCTCTTGAAGAGCTGAAAAAGAGTGGTGTTGCTGGCCCCCGAGGTGAACGCGGGGAGCCGGGTACCCCCGGTGCTCCGGGCGCTCCAGGTGCACCCGGCAAGGACGCAGACATGGACGCGGTTCGAGCTTTCGTCACCTCCGAGGTGCAGCGCCTCATGCCGCAGACCTCCGGCGTGGACGAGGCTAAGGCTAAGTCTCTGATTGACGAGGCCCTCGCCAAGCTGCCGAAGCAGTCTTCATTCCACACCTCGGCCCGCTCCGTGAACGTGCTGCAGGAACCCTACAGTGCAGACCCTACCGGCCAGCTTGACTCCACCGACGCTATCCAGCGCGCCATTCTTGACGTGAACAACCTTGGCGGCGGCGCGGTGTTCATCCCTGCCGGGGTGTACTTGGTGAGCTTCCCATTCATTGAACTCAAGGGCATGGTCTTCGTATACGGCGAAGGTTCAGGCACTCAGATTGTTGCGACGACCACCAAGGCGATTAACCAGAAAACGGGTGTGTTCCGTACTGGAACCTGGAACAACCGTGCGCAAGACCCCTCGCTGCTGCGCTTCGGTGTGAACAACCTGTGGATCAAGGCTCGGCGTGCCGGGTACCAGCACCAGAACTTCATATCGAATTTGTGCGGCGTATTGTTCAACACCGACCTTGGCTCTGGCCCTGCCGACCCGGACGCGGTGCCTTCGTGCAACTTCCTTGAAATTTGGGGCATGGAGACGGGTGCAGCATTCCTCGGCACGGACGACCAGGCGATGAAGGTCTTCTCGCTCAAGGTTCGCAATGCGGGCCAGGCCGGGCTGGTCGTCGGCAAGCCGGACGGGCACCCCGAGGGTACCGGCGGCGCTGCGGATAACAAGTTCTACGGTGCCGATATTGGCGGGAGTAACAAGTCAATGGACGGCTACGCCGGTATCGAAGTGTACACGTCCCAGACCAAGTTCGTAGGCTCAACGTCTTGGTACACGGCGGGGAACTCGACCTTCGCGCAGCTCTACGCTCAACCGTCAGGCGGGCGCGGGGTAGATGTTCGCGCCGGTTCCCCTCAATCTGCTAACCGTGCAGGTCAAAAGGGTGGTGCTGGTTGGTTCATCAAGGCAACCAAGTGTACGTTCTCTGCGTGTGAAGCCCAAGAGAACGGCGGCCACGGCTGGGTTATTGCCTACGGTGATAATTTGTTGGACGGGTGCCGAGGCGAGTCGTCCAGCTATGGAGACACGGCCAAGGGCGAAGCTGGGAGCAATTCTGCCGCCGACTTCTACATCTGCAACACGGGTGCCGAGGGTACGGTGCTGCTGGGCTGCACCTCACGCAGCGCACGTAAAGGCTCCGGCGGGGCACGTTGGAGTTATTACATTGAATCGTGGTTCAAGGGCTTGACTATCCAGGGCTGCGTCTCAATGGACGTATCGGTACCTGCCGAGGCAACTGGGCTAAACGTCCCCGTCCGGGTGAAAGACCCCCAGGGCACCGGCGTGTACATCCAGGTAGGCCCGTACCGGGTAACCACCTACACCTACACGCCGCAGGTTGTGGACTTGCAGCCGAAGACTGGAGTAAAGCCGTATGGCGACACTCCCGGCGAGCGGTGCTATCTGATGTACAACCCGCTTTACTGCAACGGCCAGATTCACATTGAGGCGCTGCTGGAAGCGCCTTTCGTAGACGGCGGTATCCTGTTCTCCCTGCCCGCAAGTGCACCCACTCCCATTCGTACCGTGAAGTCCGTGGTAGAGGGCATGTCCATCTACATGAACGCCGGTTCTCGGGACGTGCTGGTCTGGGGCATGGGCGGACGTTCCAATGTAAAAGTAATTACCGATTTGGTAGGTTTCTTCGCAAACTAGCTTTTCGTAGCAGCCCCAAACAATTCTTAGGAGGGAATTATTAGTACGAACACCCCGAAAATGGACGCTCAGGGGCGATTCTCGGGCGCTCCCTTAGAGCACATCAAACAGCTTATCAAGGAGGAACTAGCGGCCAACCCACCACAACCACCCGCCAAGCTACCACACCAGAAATTCATTCTTGAATGGGTAGCACGCAGCACTACAACCGTAGCCGGTAACGGGAGCAACGGCGACCACCGCCACTTCCTGGACTACGACCCGAATACCAAGATCGGGATTATCCACCTAGATTTTACAGTGCCCGCCGGGAAGACGGCGAAGGATACTCTGTTCACTCTGCCGGAAAAAGCCCTCTCCCCCGTCCCGGTACCCGCTTCGTTGATCGAGCTTCAATCAGTCACGCCTAGCACTACGGGCGGCGGGGGTATCTGGATGGATAAGGGCAGCCGAAAGGTACAGACCGACGCAATTACCGCGCCGGGCAGGTATATTCTGAACATTGTCGGATTCTTTGAGGTGCCTAATGTCTGATGCTCGTATGCCCGTAATCAACAGTGAAAAGAACCTGACGGGGGTGGGGCGTGCTGCGGTACAGGAAGTATTTACTGCTAATCTCCCCTCCCTTCGTAGCGAATTGGATCAGCGCATTGAAGAGCGGGCTGCACGTATTGAAGTGCGGCAGCCCGATTTTGGGTTTGTGAACGGCAAGCGGTATTACAGCCCTATTACGTACACCTGGCCGGACTACTACAACGGCGACAATTCCCAATGGAGTAAGTTTCTCAAGTTCGGAAACTCCCTGGGGATTGTTATCCTCAACCGCGCTTCCGGCGAATGGCTTGTCAAACGGCCTGATACAGACTTCGCTACCCAAGCGAATCTGGCAATGGCCGCCGGGGCTAAACGTATCGCGTTCTACATCAAGACCCGGCACGGGGCTAATGCGCCGGAAGCTGACGAGGCTTACCGGGAGCGTGTGAAGAACATGCTCGGCGTGCCAATGGAAGCAATTACCCGGTTCACGGAGCAGTTCATCTTAGACTCGGTGACCGCCGTGTACCAGGACTACCCCGAGGTGTTCTCGAAAGGTCGCGGGGCTATCTTCCTGGACGAGGTTGTGAACGGCTGGGATGAACAGCAGCAGAAAATCATCCCGTTTTATCAACAGCTTTATCGCAAGATAAAGAACATTGTCGGTAATGACGTGCCGATTATCATCAACCCTGGATCGAACACGCGCAAGGAAATGATGGATGCGTGCGATATTGTGTGCACCTGGGAGTCGAACGCTCAGAAATACCTTGACCCGGCGACTCCGAACATACACCCCGACCATTACAAAGACTTCCCGTCATGGCGGTTCTGGCACATCATCCACGGCGTGACCGAAGAGAATATAGAAAAGGTGTTCGATAAACTGGACTCCCTCAATATCGGGCACGCCTACGTGACCGATCGGGTGTTTAATATCGGGGCAGGGTCGGAAGACTCCCCGGAGGGGAACCCCTACGATAAAGCGCCTTCGGCGTTTGTCGAGACGAAGGTTCGTTCCTGGACGAACGGCATTCTCCCTTTGGAGAATCGCCTTGCTGCAGTAGAAGCAGCGTTAAAGAAACTACAAGCTAAGGAAACTTAAATGACTGAGGTTACTCTTGGCCCTGTGTGGTTAGTAGCAGCTAAACCAGGAGAAACGAAGCCGCCGGCACTGGCAGCAGACGAAGCCAAGAAGCGTGGGTACTACCTACACTATGGCGACACAGCCCCGCAAGAGCCGACAGTAGACGGTCTCCCCGTTGTGTGGGTGCAGGGCGTACCGCAAGACCTTATCCCCGTTGTGCCGCAGATTCCGGCCTTCAACCTGGCACACCGCAAGGTTGCTATCCCCGACAACCAGGTCGGGGTGCAGTACTACCTCAACGGCGAGAAGGTTGATCCGGGTATCCACACTGTACCCGGCGATGGGTTTACGCACTTCCGCGTGAGCGCCGAGCCGAAGGCCGGGTACGTCACCACTGGGAAGTACGAATGGATTCGCACCATTGCTTCCGTCCAGGGCCGCGAGCTGTGGGTATCAGAGAAGCCGTCCCTGCGTCCTGCCGGGCAAGAGCTGACCCCTCCCATTGAGGGGTCTACCGGCACGGATTCTAAAGGTTTCGGTGCAGGTGCTAAACGCGCCGGCGTTCAGATGAATAACGGCTTTGGCGGGTACGGCACCGCAACGTTCTACCAGCTTGGCGCGGGGTGGATAAAAGCAGGGAACGAAACAGAGTGGAAGCACGCTTCCTGGATAGTCTCAGACCACGGAACACTGGTCGAGCAGCATTCCAACGCGATTACTCTTTTCTTCCCATTCACCCGGAACCTGACGATTGAGTTCGACCTGGTTCCTGCCCCGGAGAATCTACGGAAGAACGTTCTGTTCTGGATCGGACACCTCGATAGCCGGAAGATGTACATGGCAGACATTGGCATGTTCCTCGTCTCGCTCTCCGGCAAGGATGGTACGAAAGAAACTCGGGACGTACCGTTCAAGGATCGCGCCGGTACCTGGAAGCTGGAGTTCGTGAACGATGTCTACACCATCACCGCCCCGAACGGCTGGAGCGCGACGCAGGATTTCTCCCACGTGGACGGGGAACTGTCGCAAGGTCTTATCGGTATGCGCCTGGATACAAAGAACGAATGCGCAGGTCTTCGCATCTACAAACGCCGCGACGAAGGGGTAAACAATGCCCAGTAAACTCGTCAAAGACGGTAAGGTTCAAGCCCTCCGCCCGAAGACGTACAAGAACGGACAGTGGGAGAAGGCGACTTCCCCCGCCCAGCCCGCGCTTGTCGTCGATGCGTTCCACCCCGACCGTTCCATCCTGCAGAACACTATCTGGACTCAGCGAGTGGACGACCCGAACCTGCCGCTAGACTCGCGCAGCGCCCAGAAAGCCCAGTGGATGTGGGATAATTCCCCTGATCCGTTCGGTGCCCGGTGGCAGGATGGTATCGGCAGTGGGGCATTCGGTGCCAAGACTGGATTCAACACCTCCAAGTTCGGCACTGAGCCGATAGCCGCTTACGTCGTAGACTCTACTCACCCAGATGTGGAATGGGCTTGGATGGAGTGCTCACGTGACGGGATGTCTACTATTTCCTGGGATAGGACTCCAACGCCTGAGGGTATACGCGCCCAAGTGAACGCTAAGAAGATTCTGGGCGGGCGCATTCCCCTGCCTAAGGGTGCGCTACCTGCGCCCAGGGGCGATAAGGGCATGGCCCTGTACGATATTGGCTCCGGCGTGTGGCGCGAGTATTTCAACGCCGAAGGCCCCATCCCTGGCAAGACCGGCCCGAACGGCGAGCCGTACTACACCGCTTCCGTTGGTGGCTGGAGCACCAACCCGCCGGGGCGGGACATTTCGTCTACGAACTTTGCGGCGCAAACCCAAACCGGCCAGTCAGCAATTGCCTGTATGCACAACTCGCTCGGCTTCATCCACCCGGACGAAATTCGTCGGGGTGTTATTGAACACGCTCTGGCCTTCACGTTCGGAGCAGTGGCCTGTGAGTCTGTGACCCGCAACGCTGAGGGGAAAATCATAGCCAAGCACGCTACCCCGTCCTGGCCTGCAGCTGGTTCAGATGCGAAGGCCCCGCCGGAACACTGGCCGAACTCTCCCCACCACGGCCAGTGGGGCCGGGTACGCGTGGACGTAGACCCGGATTACAACCCCCGTACTAAGGCTCCATACAATCCACTCACCCGCATGATTATCATTGCCGCGCAGAAGTACGGCCTGGTCGGCACGGACACTAACGCATGGTGCCATGCGTTCAACGGGCATTCCGGTGTGGCAGACATGCTGGCCCACGGCACAAAAGAGGACCCGTGGTCGAATGGCGGCGAACTAGCACGAATCCTCAACAAGGGCGAACCCGGCAGGGCATTCGACGTGAGCGACTTCCCCTGGGATAAGACCGAATGGTTCCCGATGGATTGGCGCAGGCCGGATATTGACTTCTACGTCCGGCGCGGCTCGTATGACCCTTACGTGAAGGACGGCAAATTATAATGGATTTGCCTATATTCACTGAGCGTAAAGAGAAAATATGGAGTTCCCTAAGACAGGCAACCCGCATGTCGATTGGTGGATAACTATCCTCGTCGGGGTGCTCATCACGATTATAGTTGTCGTCCGTATCTCAACCAGTCTCTCTTCGGATTTGGAGAAGGTCAAAGAAAAGCTGACTGCTATCGGGCACGATGCGAAAGAGGCGAAACACCAAGTCAAAAATGACCATTCCTCAAACCTCCGAGATGATGTGGACAAAATCACGTCTACCCTTTCGGAGGTTCGGGACCGTCTAGGCATACTGCAGAAGGAACAGGCGGCTCAAAGTGGGCGTCTAGACATACTGCAGAAGGAACAGGCGGTTCAAGGGGGCCGACAGATTGAGATGAAGGAGTCTTTCGACCGAACGTTTCGAGAGCACGAAGAGTTTCGCCGAGACATAGGCGGAATGCGTGGCGAGATTCGACATGAGCGGGAACGCTTGGACAACGTTATAATTTCAAAGGATAAGTAAGGAGCGTAAGTGGCGTATAAGTACTACACACACAAAGACGCAACCAATTTCACGCCTTACGCTGAGGTACCGAGGGTCTTCGGATTTCCTCGCGTAATCACTAACATCACTCTGCATCACTGGGGCGATCCCGACCAGAACCGTAACCAGACCGCACTCGGTATCGTGAACTGGTTCTGCGGCGGGGGTGCCCCGACCAGCGCGCATGAGGTTATCTCGGCGGGTGAGGTCTGGTGCATTGTGGACCACATGAACGCAGCGTGGGCCAACGGCAACGCTCAGGGCAATGCTCAGAGCGTGACTCTCGAATGTAACCCGCGCATGTCGCGTGAAGACTTCGAGACGGTATCCGAGCGTGTGGCGGACATTTGGATTATGCACGATCGTATTATCCAGGTGACCGAGCACCGCGACTGGTTTAGTACTGCGTGTCCTGGACGATGGAGCAAGACCAACGTCACAGCCCGCGCCATGCAGTACTACGAAGCGAAGCGCGGAAAGAAGACGATGGTTACCACCGCCGCGCAGAAAATTGTTGAGAACAAAAAGGAAGGACCTATCGTGGCCGACGCTATAAGCGACCTGCGGGATACTTGGCTGCCCGGCAAGGAAGGTGTGCGCCACCCTGGCATTAACCACACCGCCCTGATGAACGCCAGCCTACAGGCTCAGCGCATTGCTGATGCTCTGACTCCCGGCCAGGCGAACGTGAAGTTCGAGGGCGAGATTCACGCATACTTGCGTGTGACCCTGGACGAAATTCGCAAGACTAACTCGCTGCTGCAGCAGTTGCTTGATAAGATTACTACCGCTTAGGATATTTCTCATGGATAACAAACGTAAGATCGGCCCGGTAACCACTGGCGCAGGTGTAGGCACCGCCGTTGCAGGTAGCCTTGGCACCATTATCGGTTTCCTATTCACCCGTGCAGGTATCGAGCTTCCTGCCGAGGTATCGAACGCAATTCTGGTTCTAATTTCTACCCTGGGCACTATTCTTGGCGGCTACCTGGCACGTGGGGAGAAGTTCTCCCTGGCAGAGGCTCTGGGCAGCATCCTCCCTGAGGTCTCCCCCGAGGCTCCGAAGCCGGAGGTTTCCCAGGAACTCCCGTCCAGCCGTGAAGACTACGCCAAGTACGAGTTCCCCCGCGACAACGTTCAGTAAGGAGATATAATGAACATCTACGGCCCTCACTTTTACCAGATCGCAGCGTGGTTATTCTCGCTGTTTGGGTAAGTGATATACTGAGTCCCGTCCAGGAATACTGAGGGACAACAAACCCCCGTCAAGACTCACTCATCTTGACGGGGGTTTGCTCTTTATAATAGAGATGTCGTCTTGCCACGGCAGCCCCCGGTGCCCACCTCTCGCCGGGGGTTTTCTTATAGTAGGTGGGCGTGTTCGGCGAGCCAAACATCATCCAGCGTTTGTACCCGACGAGACTGTCCGCGAATGTCTAAGAACACGGGTTCAGAGTCCCGTTTCTCCAGCTCTTTGATAATGGAGTCAATCTCCTGTACGGTTCGTTTCATGACCCGCAGAACGCCTATGTCTATTGAGTCGCCGGGATGACGGGTCGTCGCTGCCATGTGCGCGCACGAGAAGTCGAGGAGGTTCACCAGCACCGCCGCGTGCAGCCCTGCCGAGAATCCGGCGGGCGTCTCGCAGTTAGTGACTAGTTGCTTCGCGTTGTTGCAGGGGGGTATGGCCTCAGAGAGGGAGCCTATCAGGCTCTCGAACTGCTTGAACAATTTGAGCTGACCCATAGATTTTCGCACTAGCGGGATGTCGCCCACTGTCTTGTATGAACGCCCCATGCAGTCCAGCATCTTACGCAAGTCGTTGATACCACCCTTGCGGGGGAACCTCCAAGCATATTTCAATGCGCACCCGACCCACATGTGGAAGCTGTGGATGCTCTCGTCTAGCTCAACGCCGTGGATCGGCGCGTACCGTTCTGCGTTTTCTGCTGCTTCGTGTGTCATAGGAGTGCCTTGTACCTTTCTTCGATGTCTTCGAGGAGCTGCTGCACCTCGGCCTGTTTCTTCTCCCACCATTCAGGAGTTATATCCTCAGGGCGTGTGCGCGTATGGAACATTGCTGCGTGAAGTTTCGCCCTCGGCTCGTCGTACTTGAGAGTGATAGGAATACGGGACAGGAACGTCACGATACCCTGTTGTATGGTCTCTAGCTCCATGGCCTCATCCCGCTTTCTAAGAACATTACAGGGGTGCCGAAGGGGGTAACGAGAGGGGCGTTCCGTGGTGGCGGGTCGAACGCTAGACGGAAACGGTTAGTGAATACTTTCACCAGCTCTTTCACGTACCACGGCTTATGCCCTGCCAGATACGGCAGTCGAAGACTTTCCTGGACAGGACGCGCCAGCCACGGAGCGATAAGACGGACGTACTCTTTGACTTCCTTCTTGAAGCGAAGCAAGACCTTCAACGCCTCTACCTGCACCTTCTTGAGGTATGCGTAAAACTTGATACAAACCTGAACCACCTCAGGATTTACGGGCAGTTTCATTGTTATTCCTTCCGATAACGCTTGCAGTAATAGCCTTCGGCAGCAAGCGGTAGTCCTTCGGCCCATGACGGGAAGAAGTCTCCCCCCGTCACACCCATAAGATTCTTCATTCGATCGACGTCTATTCCGCTCTGGCACAACACCTCGTCATGGACGTGTGCGACAGGCTCAGCGCCGTATAGTTCCAGTGTACACAGGGCGTTCGCCAAAACGTCTCGCGCTACCGCCTGAGTCACGTTCTCGGAGAGTTTTCCCCCGTAGGTGGGGTCTAGCGCCCAGCCCTTCTTGAAGTAGTTGCGGAAGTGGATAATACTCCGCAGCTTGCCGAACTTCTCCATTTGCTTCACCTGCACATCATGGTAGTGCATGGCCCGGCCCGACGGTAGGTGTACCCGTCGGGTGCTCCCGATAGAGTCGATGCTGATGTGGTCGAAGACCTGCCCCGAACCAGCCTTGAAGACCAGCTCCAGCAACCGCCAGAAAGAGACAATGTTAGGGTTGGCGTCTCGCCACGCCCACACCAGCTGCTTGAGTTCGTCGTCGGTGCCTTCGCCGCCCATTCGGCGAAGAGCGTTCACGCCGCCGCCGTAGCCTAGTGCCAGCACAGCGACCTTGCCTTTCTGGCGAATCTTACGTGCCTCTTCGTATTCCAGGTCAAACATCCTTGCCGCCGTCTCGATATAGATGTCCCGCCCGTCCCGGAACGCTTCGAGAACCCACTCTTCGCCAGCCAACCAGGCCAGCACACGGGCCTCAATTGCGCTGTAGTCGCAGACCGTCAGCGTCCCGTCCTCCGGGGCCATGACGGACGCGCGAATCAGAGGTTTGAGTTCGGACAGAGACTCGGGGATGTAGTCGCCGTCCATGAGCTTGTCCACCCCGGCCTGAGTTTCCTCTTCCCCCCCCAGGGATTCTTTCGGGAGGTTCTGCAACTGAATCCCACGCCCTGCCCAGCGTCCGGTGTGAGCGCCGAAGTACTGGAAGACTCCACGTGCGCGGGAGCCTACCCCCGCCATGTTCAGCATGGCATTGAACTTAGCTGCAGAAGACGCTGTGTAGGTCTGACGCAGCGTCAGCAACTCGCGTACTATTTCCGGCAGGTCTTCCATCTCTAGGAACTGCTTCACCCCGTCAGCGTCTAGCTGAGGCGCGCGCTCGCCGGTGGAGTTGAGTTTGTACACTGCACGCTTCGTCATGCCGCCGTTGCTGTTCGGGATCATCTCGTGCCCGTCTGGGGTCAGAACATCCATGTCAATGAGAAAATCAATCACCTGCTGACGGGAACCTGCGTTGTCGATTCCCGTCAGGTCTTCCGCCTTGGCTTTGGCGCGGGCCTTGGCAATGTCTCCGACATAAACCGCACGTTCGGCGAGCAGTGTATCGACACGAACGCCTCGGTCGTTGATAAGCTGGTCTACCTCCCACTCACGCTGTGCTTGTTCAGGGAACTCACCAAAGCGGTTAATCATCTCTAGGTAAGCTTCGCGCATAGCGGCTACGTCTTGGTCGGCGTAGTCCCCGAACGCGCCCCATGCGATCGGTTCGTCCTCAGGCATAATCCGACGCCCGTCACGCTGCGGCATGGAGAACTTGCGGATAAGAGCTGAACCGGCTGAATCTTTGTTCGACACGCCGAGAGCCTTTGTCATGCCGTCCAGTGAGCGGGGGAGTCCGTAGTAGGCTGACATAGCCGCCGTGTCGATGAACCGGGATGGGTGGACGTACTCGCCCGGCTTGCAGTCTTCTATGATGGAGATAACAACACGCTCGAAGTTGGCGTTGTGGGCGACCATTTTCTGACTCTTCGTCACGTTCTTGAAGAAGAATCGTACAATGTCGTCCCACCCCTCAAGACGGGTTACCGGGTCCCAGCCGAAGGCGTAGCTCAGGATGATTGGTTCGCACAGCGGGTCTTCACCGTAGCGGTATGCACCCGTCTTTTGGATCGGGTACGTGCCAAACGTCTCGAAGTCCAAGTATAATAATTCTGACATTGCTCGTCCTTTCCAAGCCCCGGAGAATGCCTTCTCTCCGGGGCTTGTTTCGTGTCAAGGCTTAGAAAACGCTATCGTCGTCTTCGGTTGCCTCGCTCAGGAGGTCGTCAGCTTCCATTTCGAGGTAGTCCTCAAGGTCTGATGCAGTGGTGTTCAGAGTCGGAGCTGCGGTCAGAGGGTCGCCGTCAGCGGTCTTGATAACCACATCCAGCCAGAAGGCCAGAGCAACGCCGAACTTGGTCGAGACGTAGGGGTTGAAAGTGACGAACCCGTAATCGCCGGTGGTAACAACGGAGTCTGCCTCTTCCTTGCTGACAGGCGTCACCTTACCGTTGATAACCCGTCCGACCTGCGGTGCGTTGTCGTTGGGCTTCTTCGCGTCAGGTGCGCGACGAGCGGAGAAGGAAAGGGTGTTCTGGTACCCATCCCTCTCGTCCAGCCCCGCAACCCGATTGGAGTCCTTGATAGTGGTCTTCACCCCTCCACCCTTCACTTCGCGGACAGTTGCCGCCGCCAAGTCGTCGGCATTGTCCCAATTCTCGCGCAGCTTCTTCGCCAGGTTTTCGTCGATATTGCCAGCCTCTTCCGCGTACTGAATAGCGTCCATGACGGCACTCTCCAGAACTTCTACCTGAGTCACCGGCGTGACCTTGGCGTTACGAGGGGTTGCCTTCTTGGGGATAATGTCGCCGTTGCCCAGACGGACGTAGTTCGGGGCGGGGGCGTCCTTATCGACGATAATCTGGATGCTGTACTTGGGAGTCGAGTCCTGGTAGCCGGAAGGGGTGGTGAGTGCGGGGTAGTTGAAACGTACCTTGCCGAGGGTAATTGCCATGATTCTAATTTCTTTCTTCTTAAAAGGTTTACAGTTTTAGTTTTCGTCGGTAGCGTGGAATACCCCGTACCGTGGGTCTGTGCCGAGTTCCTTGCAGGGAACCCCGTCACAGGTTACGTGCTTCATCTCGAAGCCGAACTCTTTGTGCATTGCGTAGAACAAGTCAAGACTGACTTGGCTCTTACGGCGCACCGCTTGGTCGAACGTGTGTTCGTATATGCCCAACCGGCGCGAGAGCGAGCGCATGGAGTCTATGCCTTCCTGGTGGCGAATAAATTGTTCTAGTTGCCCCCGATGGATATAGATTTTCACAGCTCTACCCCTTCCAGCACATCTGAAATATCTGCAACGTTCGATTCGGACGGATCGCCAGGCTTCACCTTCGGCGGTCCTTCCTTGACCTCGACGTAGTTCTGGACGATGGACTTCTCCAGCTTCTCGCCGAGCAGCTTCTCCATCTGCGAGAGGGTAATCAGGGATTCCTTGACGCGAACGAAGTCCTTCTCTTCGTACCCACCCTCAAGGAGCAGGGCGCGAAGCTCTGGGGTATCGTTCAGCACACGGCGGGAAGAGCCTTTGACAACCTTCACGCCGGGCAGTTGCAGGTTCCCAGCTTTAGCCTGGTCGATAACATACGCTTCCAGCTGCTTCATCCAGGCTTCGACCTTCGTCCGGTTCAGAACCACGCGGACGATCTGCTCGGGCGTCAGCTCTTCCACCGTCAAGGCAGTAACGTTCTCTACGATGTTCTCGAAGTCTGAACTCTCGAACTCTCCGAACGCTTCGTCCAATATGTGCTGCGCACGTGCAGGGCATATGGGCTTGGCCGGGCACCACTGGCACTGCTTCTCACCAGGCTCATACTCCCCGATACCGTCGTCCCCGTCGAGGAACGACTCAAAGACTTTAGCCGCAGGTAGCGCGACCTCTTCACGCCAGGTACGCAGGTCCTCTGCACTGATGCTCCAGCTACGCACGTTCTCGATGCGGGGCTGCACAATGTGCAGGTGCACCGTCTCGATGTCGTATACCAAATCGTATTCTTCGAGAGCACCGAGGCCGTAGAGCATCAGCTGGGAGTTTTGCACCGGCGAGACGGGGATTCCCATGCCGTACTTGTAATCCACAACGTGCAGGTCGGTGCCGGTAATGACAACCGCGTCCGAGGTGCCGAAGCAGTGAGGTATCTTCGGGTCTACCCGAACCTCCAGCGCAATGAATGCGCCTTTGTCGTCCTCCGTCAGGGAGTCGATGAGGTCGATCTGCTGCTGGGCGTACCCTGCCATTGTGGCGTAGGCTTTCGCCCCGTCGTCCAGCAGGTCGTTCAGCAGGGCGATGAGAACCTTGCGTTCCTTGTCGTACTCGGCCTTCGACCGTTTGCCAAGAAGCAGCAGGTGCTCATTCTCCAGCACGGCGTGGGCCAAAGTGCCTTCCTCTGCCGCGAACCCGGCGGTATCCTTCACCAGCTCGGGATGCTTCTCAATCTCCGCATGGGAAGCGGTGCAGTGCAGCCACCGGCTTGAGCTGGACGGGGAGAGTTTCGCGTGTGCGCGCTCGCCCGGTTTAGCTTCCTTGCTCATTCTCGATCCTCTTGATTTCTGCCTTCATGTGGATAAGGATGTTCGTGTACTCGGACTGCGGCACGCGGACGAGTTTCTGCACGCCGTGGCTATGAACGATTTTCTCCAGGGCTTCCTTTCCCCCCGGCAAGGCGTTCAGCTGCAGGGCTATTTCCTTGACGCGATCGGAGCTGGGGTCTAGCTCCGGCTCGTCTGCAGCAGGTGCCTCAGCCTTTGCCACTGCCTTTGCCGCAGGTTTTGCCTTTGCCCCCGTCTTGGGGGCGGGCTTTGCCGGAGTTTCCGGCGCAGTCTCAGGGGTTTCAGCTTCCTCGGCAGGTGCCTCAGCCTTTGCCACTGCCTTTGCCGCAGGTTTTGCCTTCGCACGGGTTGCGCGGGGCTTTGCGGGTGCCGCTTCCTCTGCCTTAGCTGCCACGGCCTGTACCTTCTCCGGTACAGAGTCAGCGGCTAGGGGGGCTTCGCCCATCCACGTTTCTACCCGCCCTAAGTGGCGAGAGAAAGAGTCCGTAGTGTCACGCAGGAAGCCAACCAGGTTCCTTGCCAACATTGCCTGAAACGGGGTCATGAGAGTGTCCTTTCGATTGAGTTACCGGGGCTGTTCCCGATAACTCAATCATAGGATATGGCTTCACCTGAATGCAAACTCAGATGGTGTGAGCCTACTCACGTACAATATCGAACACAATTTGGGTGCCGTACCCGGACACGTGCGCGGCTTGCGGGCGTCGGCGCAGCTTGCCGGATTGTGTCATGCCCAGCAGCGTCTCCAGTATTCGCCGTTGCTCCCTGAATCCAAGGTCGCCCAACGGCTTGTGCATCATCTCGCACCACAGCTCGGGAACGCTGATTGTCTTACGTAGCTCACTGTCCGCAAAGTCAGCTGCGCCCACGGCCATGACCTCAGACTGAGCCATGCGGGAGCTAACCGGCAGGTCCTCCCACCCGGCGGGAACGGGCTGCTCAATGAACTCTTCGATAGAGCCTGAGAGCATATCTGCCTGAGTGTGGTTCTCGCGCATGAGGTCGGCCAGCAGCTCTTCGGCTTCGGTGAGGAAGGGAGTCTCGCCCAGACGCCACAGGTGCACGGCCTCTGCCCACACCTGGGCTACGTACTCGTCGGTGTACTTGGTGAAGTCTGCCTTCTCTTTGCAGTCCACGATGAGGAAGCGGCGGTTACCTTCGCGCTGGCGCAGGATGTACGGGTCGTTGGTACTGCCCCAGACAACCCACCGTCGCGGCGTCGTGACGGCTGAACGCTCGTAGGGTGCGCGGTACACATCGTGGGTTTGCGTCATGAACTCTTTGAGGCGGTTGAAGTCTGCCTTGTTCATGGCGTGTCCTTCGTCTGAGACGACGATCCAGGACTGGGACGCGATAATGAGGGTGTCTTTATGTTCGATGTTTCCCAGCGGCGCGCTGAACCCACGGGACATTTGTTCTATCCACCAGGTTTTACCGATACCGGCGGTGCCGTACAGAATGAGGCTCAAATCCGCCTTGCATCCAGGGTCCATTGCGCGCGCCACGGCCCCTACCAGAGCCTTACGCGCCACCAGACGGTTGTACTCGTTGTCCTCTGCGCCCGGTAGGCAGGTCTCCAGGCGAGATACCCCGTCCCACTCCAAGGACGTGAGGTAGTCCTGTACAGGGTCGAACCTGTGCTTCTGCATACAGGAACCGATAACCTGCTCCATACGGGTTTTCGATAGCCGCAGCCCGTACACACGTTCCAGATGGGACATGAGGTCGTACACGCCGTGGGTGGTGAGGGGTTGAGGCTTCGCGTCGTCGATACGGGCTTCACTCACCGGAACATACGACTCGTAGTTGCCGCGTTCGCACCACGCCAAGCGGCGCAGGGCGGGGTCGTTCTCGGAGAGGATGTCCAGGTTCCCGATCGTGTCCTTGACCGCCCCGTCTTTATCGGTAACCAGTTCCTTGACCCACGCGGTAGACGGCTCCGCCGGTTTCTGCGCAGCAACCGCACTCTGGCGGGGGAGGGTCTTCACCGTCTCAGGGGCGGTTTCTTGGTCAGTATCGGTGAGCATACCCTCAAGATTATCTGCGATAGCGGCGAAAGCGTTCTTCTGCGAGCGCGAGATAAAAGTCTCGTTCTGGGCGACGTATTCCTTCGCTGCCTTGAAGGAAGGCATACGGTTCGCTGGACGGGAGCCTTTCAACCCTTCGTCTAGGTGCCCGAATTTGTGGATGCGCACCATATCGAAAGCGTTCTGTGCGTAGCCTGAGGCCGGGTCGGTAGAGTGCCAAGACCACCACAGGCCAGGGCGTCCTTCCACCTCGGACACACCAGCGGCGCTGGTGGTTCCCTTGTACCGCCACAGACCCTCGCCTTCGGGGGTGTACGGCAGATCGAAAGTGTCGATAAGTTCCTGGAAGTCGGGGAAGGCTTTGTTGAACTCACCGATAATACCCGGCGCGCTCTCAGGGTCGCCTTTCTGCCCTGCCGAACGGGCCAGCGGAACAATGTACTCCCCGGCGCGCTCGTCCGAGAGGAAGACCTTCGGGTCTAGTAGGCTTACCTCGGCTTGGTGGGGGGTAACGTCGTAGTCACCGCCCCGCATGAAGATGTATTCGCCGACCAAATGCGCCCCGAACTGGTAGTGCTCCGGGTGTTTCGCTGCTGGCGTAAACATAATCTGGGCGGGCTTGGCGCTGGACGGGTCGATTGACGCTTCATGATTCTCGACAATGATGTGGTCGATAATCCGACGGTAGTCCTCGGCGCTGACCTCTGTCTCCAGCGGCACCAGGAACCGATAGTGCGGGTCTTCGGGGGTGTGTGAGAACGTGGTGTGCCACAGGTAAACATAGGGTTTCAGGTACTCTTCTAGGGCTTCTTTGCCCCCGTCTAGCGCGCCGTCCAGGTCAAGAGTGAGCATGGATCGGGACTCAACGTTGGAGGTTGCCCGGCGGTGGTTTTTCAACGTGCCGGGGATGTAGCTGCGTTCTGCCTTGACCGTGCCGGGATTCTGCAGCATGTTCAGTACGGCGTCAAGGGTGAGTTCTTTGCGCTCAGTGTCGGGTGAAATTCCGTTGGCGAACTCGAAAGGAAAAGTTTCCACTTTGGCCTCTTTCTGCAAGTATGCAATAATAGAGTTGTATTCGTTCTTTCACTGTACTATAAGCGTAGGTGAAAAGGCAAAACCCGCCGGTTTATTGGTCTCTTCCGGCGGGTTTTGTGCTGTCTAAGGGTTAGTCGTCTTTCAAATAGTCCAGTAGGCGCTGCTGAGCGTCTACTTTGTGGGTAAGTTTGTCGAGGACGTGACCGTCGATCGAGTCCTCGGCCATGATGTGATGAATAGTCACCGTGTGTTTCTGCCCACTACGGGCCAGTCGTTTGTTGGACTGTAGATATTCCTCACTGCTCCAGGGCAGTGAGAGCCACACCGCCGTGTAGCCGCCATGCTGGAGGTTCAAACCGTGGCCGATGCTGGCCGGGTGAGCTGCGAGTATCGGCAGCTCGCCTTTGTTCCACCGTTCGGCGAAGTCTTTCTCTTTGACCGTGTGAACGTCCGTCCCGTAGCGCTTTTGCAGCATCTCCAACTCCGCCTTGAATCGGTAGAACACCAAGACGGGGGAACCTTCGTCGCTAGACCCTTGGGCGCTGGCGATAATCCTATCCAGCACCTCCAGCTTCTCGGAGTGCAGTTCGTCGTAAGCCCGTGTATCGCTCTCTGAGGCGTCGAAAGTCATGTTGTGGTACGCGACCCCAGCCGTGACCTGTGCGAGCTTTCCTGACACTACAGCGGCGTTTACAGCGGTTATTTCTTCCCCGCTCTCCGCCAACAAAGCGACCTGATCCTTTTTCAGCTTCTCGTAGAACGACCGAACTTCGGTCGGCAGCTTCACTGAGTGGTACAGGTAATTGACCGGCGGCAGCTTCACGCGACCCTCGGTTCCCTGCGAGAGAACGATAGGCTCCAGCAGCTTGTAGATGTCTTCCTCGGTCTTCTTACCGCAGCGCGGCTCCCAGCCGGTGACAATGCCGTTCGGCAGCTGCCCGGCGGGACGGAAGTACGTGTTACGGAACCCCGTCAAGGTCTTGCCGAGGGCCTTGCCTTTGTCTAGCAAGAGAATTTGCGCCCACAAATCGACAAGGCTTTTCGGCGTCGGAGTGCCTGTTAATCCCCACACATGCTCGGCGTACTTGCAAATTTGCCGCGCCGTCTTGTGACGCACGGTGTTCCGGTTCTTGTAGCCGCTCAGTTCGTCAATGATGACGGTGCGGAAGTACCCGGTCGCCGCCTTCTCCAGCAGGTCTGCCTGGTTGTCCCGGCTAATGACAGTGATGTCGGCGTCTACCTCTAGCGCCGCCTCTCGCTCTTTGCGGGAACCGACGACACAGGTAATGCTCAAGTCCGGTGCCCAGAGGTCGCGCTCCGGCCCCCAGACGGTCTCGGCGACGCGCTTCGGAGCGAGCACCACGGCGGGCAGGTGGTCTTTCGTGAGGGCGGACAGGCAGCTCGCCGTCTTGCCAAGACCCATGTCCAAAAACAGCGCCTTGCCGCCGTTGCCCTCGCGCAGGAACGCCACGGCCTGTTTCTGGTAGTCGCGCAGCTCGTACTTCGGTTCCCACAGCACGTCGCCCATTGGTTGTCCTCTCGATTGTTTCTTTACGTTACAAGTTTTTCGTGGCCCACAGTAGCACGTCGTCTTCCCCGGCCAGCACGGCGACGTTCCCTCGTCGCTTCTTTAGGTGCCGGTGGATGAGCGCTTGACGGGGGGACACTCGCCCTCCCTTGGCCCGTTTTAGTTCGACGAACCAGACGGTGCCGTTCGGCAGCAGTGCGATCCGGTCAGGGATGCCTGTCTCCGTCGGGGCCAGCTTCCACGTCAGCCCGCCCGCCTTTTTCACCAGACGGGTGAAGAGCGCTTCCACTTTCTTTTCAGAATCAGATGCCATGCGTCAATTCTATAGCATCCATTCACATGAAGCCAAATCCACGGTTGCCCTTGTTTGGACGGCGCGCCCCTTATCAGGCGGCAATGGACGCTACTGAGGCTAACGTGAGCTGCGTCACAGTGGCCCCTTTATATATTTATTTAATAATAGATATATCCTTTATTGCAGATTTAGGCGACTACAGGCCACAACCCTTGTATTTACTGGGATGTAGCCTAATTCCTACCCCTGATTTAGGCTTCAAAACCCCCACTTCTACCCCTTTTTGCACCCTAATTCTGCCTTCCTCGGCTTCTTTGGAATTCATTGAATTGTGTGACCGCTGCCACTTATTCGCCTACCATTCGACCTCACATGTGACGCTTGTCATAAGCGACTTCCTCAACTTCCTTGTCACCTCTGCAACACTCCAAGTTGCCTACCAAATTGGGCGACTTCCCTTTATTTGTAAGGGCTGTCGCCTCTTGTCGCCTATTTTTCAAAAATCCTATATATTACTTCCTTCTTGCGCGTGTGCGCGCGTGATTGTACACGGTCTATAGGCGGTAGTGCCCCTGGTATCGGTGTGTTTCGTGACACTTCCGCCGACAGTGGCCGGGGTGTGGGCGGCTGCCCTTCTGTTAGCGGCGGGACGGGGGGTTGGTGCCAATTACCTTTTTCGCGGGGTGCGTGCTCGCCGCTGCGCGTCGATTAGACCGTCGTGTGGGTGATTGTCCGGTCTGGCCTTCGCTGGCCGTTCTCGGGGCATCTGTGCCCGGTGGCGCTGCAAGCGATGAACCCCCGTCACGGTGCGCTCGCTTCCTCGGTGGTGTGGTATGCTTGAGGGGACGCAAACGAACAACTGCTGATCATCTGTTCCGCTGTTAGTCTGTCTCTCGATGTGGTACGGAGCGCCCCTGGTCTTCTTCTCCCGGAAGCCAGGGGCGTTTCATCTGTGCTACACTGTCTTATGTGCGAGTCATATAGCCCTCGCAGCGGAACACCTACCCGTTACTACTAAACTCTCCATTCGGGATTGGGAAGCCTAGTCATAGTCATGCGATCCGCTGCGGGGGTTTTCTCATGCCACCTGCAAGGTGCGCACCCCCGTCCAGTGTGCTATGCTGGAAGTCCTTTCATAGGGTGTCTATCCGGTACGAGGTGGCGGGTCTTTCCGTGAAGCTTAGCCCGCCGCCTCTGCGATAGGTAGCTGAGGAAACAGTGCATGGGAAAAGCCCCGGAGCTAGTAATTAGCTCCGGGGCTTTTTGCGTATCTTAGGACTTGCTCGGGTACAGGGTCACGGTGATGGTCTCACCTCCCGCCACGGTGCCTACCTCAGCGTACCAACCCTGCCCGTCACGCACGAGGTGCATGGGGTTCTTCATCTGCCCCAGCAGCTCATCCTTGCGCCCGTAGTGGCCGATGCGTGCCTGAATGTAGGCTTCCCACAGCAGGTTCAGCTCGCCCTTCTCACAGCCGTTCTCGTACAGCTTGCGCAGCACCCGTCGGGTAGCAACGGCGTTGTCCGTCTCCAGGGTTGCCTTCGTGCCCTTCTCGGGGAAGATGCTCTCCCAGTCAAGGCCGATGATTCCGTCAGTGATTGGCTCCAGCCGTCCCGGCACGTCCACTCGCTGCTGCAGCTGAGCTGAGCGCAGGGCTGCGTTGAGCGCTCGCCGTACCACCACGGCCAGCCCGTCCTCGCGCTCTTCGTCTAGTTCCCCGCCGCTCGGGTGGCCGGTGAGAACATCCCCTACGTACTCGGGAGTCCCGTCCCCGTTGAGGGCGAAAACGTGGTTTTGAATCTCAAGGTACGCGGTGAGGCCGTGGGCGTAGAGGTCTAGCTCGGTGCCAGAGGGACCAGAGAGGTTATCGTACAGGGTGACAAGAGCGTGCTTCTGCCCGTTCTCCCCCGGCTGGGGTAACAGGGTGAAGTCCCAGGTGTATTGCGGTGCTTCCCATCCAAGGATAGTCATTCTCGTTAGCCTTTCTCTTCGCGCCGCCGCTTGATGTCCAAGTGCGAGACGGCAATGTTGTAGATTCCGTGGTTGTGTAGGATTTTCGTCAAGGCGCGGGATAGGAACCCGATCGCCTCGGTGAGGTGGTCTTGACGTGAGCGGGTGCCAGGCACTCCCAGCGAGGAGAGCGTCACCTCGTCAGGGCACAGGGAGTACGCTCCGTCCCCGCCGTAGTCTCGGCTCAACTCCACCCGTCCAGCGGCCCGTATGCGTTTGCCGGTGCGCACTGAGTAGCCCAGCGTCAGGGTTGCGTAGGCGACGCACTCGCCCAGTGGCCCTTCCAGGCTGAGAGTCAGTATCTCGTAGGTGTTGTCCACCTCTCCGAATGAGTTCACCTCCAGCACTCGGGATAACCCCGGCATGATTGGCGCTGCGTTCCTTCGTAGATGACTGCGTACCATCTCACCTATCCTTTCTTCTGGGAGCGACGCCCCGGCGGGTTGTTCGGGGCGTAGTCGTACTCACTCGGCTTGTCCCCGTAGAGTTCTTTCAGCTCGTCCACCTGCTCTTGTGTCCACACGGGCACGAGGCGGCCGCGGTACCTCAGCTCGCCCATAGGCTCCGGCATGTGCTTGAACATGTGCTGGCGGTGCCGCCCTAGCTCTCGCATCAGAGATGCTTTGGTGTACAGGCGTACCTTCACCGTCTCGGTATCAGGGGTTTGTGTTGTCATTGTCGTTGTCCTTAGGAGGTAGGTTTTTCTTGAGGTTGCGGCTGAACACTGCCGCGAATGAGTCCACGGCCAGCTGCGATTTCTTGGTGTTCGCTTTGAGCCTGGCGAGGTTCTTCTCCCTCGTCTCGCGGCTGGTCTTGCGGGCGTGGTGACGGGTGCACAAGGCTTGCAGGTTCTCAATGCGGTGATCGTCCGCCGCTCCCATGTGGTCTACCTGAGTAGCCCGCGCCTTGCACCGGGTGCCTGTGTCCTCTTGGATAGCCTGGCACTGGTACCCGGCCCGCTTGAGAACTTCTTCACGTAGGGGATTCCATTCCCGCTTAGGGGGTAGGGGCTTGCTCCGTGAAGAGGTTCGCCCCCACCCGCTGCGGCGTCGCTGTGCGCGGTTCACAGTTCATCCTCCGGCATGAGCGAACGCACCTGTGCTACCAGAGTTGGTAGGAGGTTCTGGTACGTGTAGAAGATGTGAGTGCCCCCCGGCGTGGAACTGTCCCCGTACCGGGCCTGGGCTGCTCGCAGGAACTCTTCGATAGTTCCTTTGAAGCACCCGCGTTTGGCTAGGATTTGCTTCTCGTTTGAGTCGTACCAGACGGTGAGCAGGTCGTTATCTGCTCCGATCGGGGCAACCTGCACGAACGGCAGCGACGCCCCCCGTCCTGCTGCCAGGTTCACGTTGTGCAGGAACGTGTTCATGCGCAGGGAGGTCAGCTTGTCGCGGGAGCGAATAGTAACCCCGGCCAGCGTTGAGTTCGCTTTGATACGAATCACCCCGTCAAGGTGCACCCATTCCAATAAGCACCCCGTCTCGATGATGCTGCGGTGCTGTAGCGAGATGCGAGAGCCGGTGATGGTATCGGCCCGTACCAGAACCGCTTTATCGGGCGGGTTGTTCCCTGCGAACTGTACCTTTGAGGAGCCGAGAACCCGAGTGTGCCCACCTAAGCGAACGCCCTTCACGATACTGCCACTAAAGACCCATGACCGGCCCCAGTGCGGGAGCACACCCGGCCCGTCCACCTCTCCGCCGACCATCCCCCGCGGGTCGCCTTGGTGCGGGTTAGTGGGAACGACGGTGAAGGTCTTGTTCTCGTTGCGTCGCAACTCGTACTTCTTGCGTGGCACCTCGGCAATGTTCTTGAGGTACCAGAACAGGAACAGGTACACGTTGCTGTTCAGCGCCACCAGGTAGCGTATCATTCCGGTGTGCGGTTCGATGTGCTGGCCGTAGCGGTAGATGTAGTTATCGCCCTTCTCTTCCCACAGTGCGCTCTCTCCGTAGGTAGGCGCTGCCACAACGTAATGCGACCTTTTCACCGTCACGGTGAAGAACGTCACCCATTCCAACTCTCCCCAGTACAGGGTGAGCCGGTTCTCTGGGAGGTACTGTGTCGGGTCGCCGGTGAAGACGGCCCGCAGCTTGCCCTCGAACATAGTTTCGACTGCCCGGCCCATGTCCACCGTCCGGGGTGCGAGCGTGATTCCGACTTGTTCCATGAGATGTTCCTTACTCTTCGTCTTCGTCGTATTCTGGCGTGTCGTTCGCTACCTTGAGCACCTGCTTCTGTAGGATGGGCAGCAGGTCGTGGTAGATTTCGTAGACCTCAGGACGCTTGTCCTTATGGGCCTTCTCGTTGTCCTTGAGGAAGTTCTCAACCGTCCCGTGGAAACACCCCCGCCGTGCGTGGGTCTTGCCGTCTTTGTCGAGACACACCGTGAGCCTCCCATTCTCCGAACCGATTGGCCCGACAGATACCACCGGAAGGTGCCCGCTCGCGTTCGCTACCAGGTCGGCGTACATTATGCTCACCCCGTCAGGGATTTTCACCTTGCCCCACGCTGCGGCGGGTCGGATAGTCGATTCTCCGATAAACACCCTAGAGTGGATGGTGACCTGACCACTGATGTTTGCGTCACTCAGGTGAGCTCCCCCGATACTGCTTAGCTCTCCCAAGTTCAGGGTCGAGGAGCTGATGAAGTCTGCCTCGACACGTACCAGCTCGTCTGCTCCAGGCTGGCCAGTGACGACGCTTCCTTTCTGAACCAGAGTGTTTGCACCCAAACGAACCCCCGTCACGGTGCTGGTGCCGTCAATCCATGAGCTGCCCCAATGAGGAAGCACCCCCGGCCCGTCCACAATACCCCCCGCCTTGTGTTTGGCTTCGGGGTGGCGGTCACCGGACATGATGACGCGGTACCGATCCTCGCTTTCCTTCTCTAGGAAGTATTTCTGACGGGGTGGTTCTGGAACTTCGTCGATGTACCACTTCAAGAACGATTCGATACCGCCGCTCAGCGACAGGGCATACTCGGACTCATCAGCTTCATAGCTCAAATCCCACTTGTCCCATGCGTGCTTGAGGCACATATCGTTGGGGTAGAACGGATGCCCCCCGTAGATAGGCAACGCGTACATTTCCCAGTCGCCTACCTCCCCCCGCTCGGGAGTTACGATGCCAAATTCAATCCACGGCATGTCGTTCCACACCAGGTAGAACATGTGATGTTCGATGCGGTAGCCTTTGTGCAGCTCGCCCGTCACGGTGCCGCCGTACAAGTGCTCGAACCGCTCCATGAGCTTGAGCGTGCGCTCTTCTAGCTCAATGCCTTTCACGTGTGCCATGCCTAGCCGTTCCTTTCTCCGATTGCTTCCAAAATTTCCAAGTGCGATTCCCCGGCGTTGAGCAGGTTCAGCAGCTCCAACCGCAGCAGGTCGTCGTCTTCGTAGCTCAGCTTCTCTCGCACCATATCCAGCAGCCCCCAGTAGCTACCGCACTGCGCCTCGATGTCGCCGTCTTTGTTACGCCACATGGTAAGTGCCATGTCGTCCGGTCCTACCGCGTTCATCTGTATGAAGGGAGTGCGCCCGCCAGGGTCCCCGTCCAGGTCGATGTTGTGAACGTAAGCGTAGGCGGGGATGGTGGCGTTGTGGATGTAGCTCTCCGACACACGAACCCCATCCGATAGCAGGGTCTCCCCTGAGATGGTGCAGGATTCAACAAACACGTCGTACCATTCCAGGCAGCATTCTTGCTCTCGCCCGGTTGAGAACTTGATCGTCGAGCTTAGGACGGTGCACCGGCGAAGCTCCACTAGGTCACTGTCTTGACTGTAGAACTCTATATCGCTGTGCGAAACGTAGGTATCATTACTCAACTTCACCTGCCCGGCGATGGAAGAATCCTCGTCTACCCATGAGTTGTCGGTCTGCGGCAGCTGCCACGGCCCGTCGATCAGCCCGCTAACGCTTCCCGCCTTGACGGTGAAGTTCTTCTGTTTGAGGTCTTTCAGCAGCTGGTACCGGCGGCGCGGCGCACTTTCACTGCCTTCTACCTCTGCGTATTTCGGTGCCAGAGGCCCGCCCTGCAACAAACGGAGGTTGCGGAAGACGAACTGTGCGGTTGCTTCACCCATTGCATCTATTGCGTCCAGGTTATCGAACCCGCCCGGTATGAAGTACCGCCCACGGTGTGAGCACGCTTGCTTGCCTGGGAAGTTGGGGTACCGCGTCCAGTCAATCCCGTAGCAGTCGTATTCGTAGACGCTCAGCACCCCAGGCTTTTTCCACGCTTCACCCCCGGCGATTTGCACCACACCCCACAGCATGTCGTCTGCGTAGATGAGCAAATCCCCCGGCCTGTCGGCGCGAGACTCAGTACGCACCGTCACGCCGTACCGTTCGGACGTTTCCAGCGACGCCATGTGCGCCCGGTCTAGACCGGTCGGCGGCTCTGAGTATTCCCGATCGAAGAAGTCTACTAGCTTTGCTTCTGACATTTCTCTATGCCTTCCATCCGTATTTCTCTGCGAGTTCCCCTAGCCTAAGGCCCCGCTCGTGTATCGCATCCAGCCCGTCGCGTGAATCTTCGACGGCCTCTAGAATGCGTGTCATTTCCCGCATGGGGCGGGCTAGTGCTTCCCACATCTGCGGGCACTCTTTCTTGTACCGCCCCATGACTTGAGTAACAATTAGGTGCGTGGCGTACAGGTCGTCAAGCGCCTCTTCTAGTTCGTCGCTGATGTCTTCCCACCGCCGCGCACCCATGCCTTCGTCCTTCCTAATAAATCAACCAGCTACGGCCTTCGCCATCGGTTCCTATGAACTCGATACCGGGGAACGTGAAGCCCACAACGGTACCGTCTACGGTCTTCACCTCCCGGCAGGTTGCGGCTTTGATGCTGGCTGCCAGCGTCTCTTCCGCTTCCCGCCCTACCATGAAGAGCGTTCCCAGGATTCGCCAGGGCTGAGGCGTGGCGACGGATACCGCCCCGCCGCGTACTTCCTTCACGTCTTCACGCTCAAGCAGAGGCACCCACTTATCGCCCTTGAGTACCTGCCCGATGGTCTCTACCACCTCCCAGGTTTCCGGTGACAGGTGCACGCGGGTGATGTTCTCGCCCCCCGTCGGGGAGGTGATGGGGTACGCTCCCTGCACCTGGGACTTAGGCCATTGCACCGCCCGGGTACGGAATGCCCGTAGCCGGTAGTGGTCAGGGTCGATAACCCCCGGCGTGAACCAGTCCAAAAGCCCGGCGTTCGTAGGTTCCGTTTGTTTCGCCCGCATCATTGATTCAACAGACATTGCTTTGCCTTTCTTTAGTCTTCGTACCGGGTACCGTTCCCGTCCGTGTACATGTAGGTTCCCGGTACCTTACTTCCCCGGCCGCACCACCAGTCCCCTACTTCAACCACCAGTATCAGTACCGTTAACACCACCAGCACCAAGGCAGCAACAGAGAAGGCTACTGACACTAGGCACAATATCTTCATCCATACCCCCGAAAGCCCGGCTAGAGCACCGATAACCACGGCGGCGACACAGAGTAAACAGAGGATTGAGCGGATTGCCCCGCGTGCGCTACGTAACTGGATCACTATTCCCACCCTGGCATTACCTTATCGCGGGCCATGCATAACAGTTCGTAGTTACGTTCCTTGAGGGCGCCCACGTCTACGTACTCTGACGTGTTTTCGCCCCCGTCTTGAAGGACTGCATATAAGGTCGGGATTACACAGGTGAACTCCCCGGTGCCGTCGTCCGCCACCTCTACGAAAACGCCTTGACCGTCTCTTGCGGGATGTTCCCGGCCTTCAAGATGTCTAGGTACCGGGCGACCGCTACCGGCAAGCTGAGAACCTTAGGGATGTCCACCTCTGTTAGGTACGGGTCTTGTATCTTTGGTAATTCCATTGTCTCTTTCCTTTCGTGTTTCCTATCGGCGGCGAACCAGTCTGCCGCCCATTGGGCTTGTATTGGTACCGGCGGGGTATTTACGCCAGCCATTGCGCGCCGTCCGGTGCGTAGCAGTGAAATTCAATGCCTAAACTCGCTTTGATTTCGGCGGCTAAGATTCCCGCCCTATCGTCGCCTACCCGCAGCAGGTCAGCTAGTACCCGGTGCGGCCCGCGTACACGGACTGAGTATCCCTGAGCCGTGCGCCGTACTTTCCTCAGCCGCCATTTCTTGCCACCGAGCGCGTTCCCGATAGCCCGCAATACGCGGATGTCATATTTTGATAGGCGTACCGTTTTCGCATTTTCCGAATTGGTGGGTACGCGAATCCCATAAGTCTGTGCCGACATGCCTAAATCCAGACCGGCCAGCTTGCGATTGTAAAACGCCGGGTCGCCTTTCTGCACCCACGGCATGAGTTCTAGATGTGTCAGCATCACGTGTCCTTTCGCCAGTGCCGAGTTACTAGAATCCGATACGCTTTAGTAGCTCTTCGTAGCTGGGGTTGAACCCGGGGTTGAGGTTGTGGTGTTTCGGTAGGCTAGTAGCCTTAGAAATTCCAGCCTCCTCAAAAGCCTCTTTGATTGCTTCCTTCATTGCCTGTTTCTGCTCTGCAAGCTGTCGCCGCTCCCTTTCCGAAGGGGTCTCAGCGTAATAGTCTTCGTTGCGGGGGTCCATTTTCCTTACCTCCAAAATTTAGATGTGATAGTGCCAGGATCGGCACCGTGCCCGGCGGGAGAATCGAACCCCCGTCATGTCCACCAGGGCCGGGTTACTGTATCCGGTTGCTTAGCCGCCGTAGTAGAACGGGTGTTCTTCCTGAGTGTTGTACTTCACTACGGTTGCGGTCAGTCCGTATTCATCTGGAAAATTCCCGATGCCTTCCTTGAGAGGTTCCCCTTCAAGGTCTTTGACGGTGACACTAAAAAGCTCTGGGCTTTCGTCGATAACTATCACGGCCTCTGTATCGAGTGTTGATACCTGTGCCCACACTGCAACATCTTTCCCTGTCACCGTCTGCATTGAAGCGATATTCAAGGTTTCCGTGGCGTGCTTGCTAATGAACCCGTCAAAGTAGATGGTCTCACCGGGCTTAGGCAGGTCTTCTAGGGTCAAGTGGTTACCTAATGTCATTTCCATTGTCTTTCACTCTTCCTTATCGTGCTGATACCTGATGTACTGCTTGCGTGACTAGTCCGATGAGGACCGCCGCCATTGGCACGAATGCGCCCATTACCACCGCCGGGATTCCTGACGACGATAGCCAAATTGCCGTGCCGCCCAGTAGCGCAACGGTCCAAATGAGCGTGATGGTTGCGAGGTCTCTAATCGCCTGTTTCATTTCTGCTTGTCCTTTGTCTTTTGTGCGGCCGGGGCCTCTCACACCCCGGCCTGTGGAGCCTTCTAATCCAAGCCCGTTAGGGCCGCGCCCGCCGGGGGAGTCGAACCCCCGCGCGCCCACCAGGGCCGGGCTACCGCATTATCGGTGAAAATGTGCGGTGTTGTTTCCTAGCGCTGGGAATACCGGCGCTGCATTGCCGCAAGGATGTTCCCACCCTGCGGACTCTTTTCCTGAGTTGCGTACTTGTTAGCGAACGCTTCCAGAATCTTGTTCATGGTCCCCCCTACTTCCAGCTGACCGTAGCGCGAAAGGCTTCATAGTCTTCCCCGCCTTCGTACTCTGGGGTGATGTCGTATACGTAGCAGTCTCCCAAAGGCCCGTTTGACAATTCGCGTACCACCTCTGCCCGTAGGCTCTGGAAGTACCGCGCCCAGGCGGCGGTATCGTCGCCAAAGTCCTTATTGGGACTCGTGTTGTATTCGATAGAAGTTTCACGTAGCCCGTCGTGCGAGGCAACGGTTACGTGCGTAGTGTTCCTGATATTGTCGTGGTGCAGCACCAGGGCCGCGTTCTCTACGGTAGGCTTTACCATGCCACCCGTCCTTTCTCTCTTGTGATGTGTCCGGTCAAAGACCGGTTGAGTGCCCAGCGAGGGGGTCGAACCCTCCATGCCCCCGTCTGGGGCTGGGCTACCGTTGTACGGCTATCTGGATATTAGGTTTGCGAGTGTTACCACCGCCACGGCGATTGATACCGCCGCGCCTATCCAAGCGGCGGTGATTACCGCCTCTGGCGTCTCTGCTGTGGCGTTGGCGATTACCACCGCGCAAGCCCCACAACCTATCAGTGCTAAGCCTAGTGCTATTACCTGTCCCATGTCTCCCTTTCTAGTAGATGACAATCCCAGCGGATTCTTTTAGGGTCTGTATTACAGTCCCATCTCCATTACCGCCTAAGATTGAGTCCATCCAGTAGTAACCTAGCCCGTGGGTTACCGTCCAACGATAGAACTTTTCGTTGAACCGCGCCCCTACAACCTCGTTCCAGGGTTTACCGCAGATTGATTCGTAGAACAAGTTCATGTGGTGGACTAGATTCCCGTCGAACACCTCGGTTTGGGTCGCATATTCGGTATTGTCATACAATCGAACGCTCACGATAGCCACAAGCCGGGCTTCCTTTGCCTTCTGAGCCAGTTCCTCGGAGGTTAGTTCTGCCAATGCAGTGCGAAAGTCTGCCGTATGTGCCATTGTAGGCACCTCCCAATCTCTCAATGCTGAAAGCTACCTGAATGTGGTAGCCGTGCCCAGCGAGGGGGTCGAACCCTCCATGCCCCCGTCTGGGGCTGGGCTGTGGGTCGCGCTTTCCTTAGGCTGCTGCCATGAGGAAGTCCCAGACCGCCCATGCGGCCCCCTCGATAGCGGGGGGGATGTCTGCGGGGTTGATGGTTAGCGCGACCCATGCCAATGTTTCAGCAAGATTCATTTGCTCTGTCCTTGTCTCTATGCGGTTATCAAGTAGCTATTCATTATCCAGACCTCTAGAAGCGGGGGGTGCTGGGTCTCTGGCCGGTGCATTTCGCTGTCGCTCACTCTTGAGAGGTATCGCTACCCTACGCCCTACGGGCGGTTGTCCTGCTGTGGCCTCTATTCCCTTATCCCGTCCTGCCCTGTTGACCTGACAGTTATCACTATACGCGGATGAATTGACACATGTCAATTCGTGAGAGCGTGATGTGCGACACATGCACATGCGTGATGCGGCTGCTTCGTTGATTTGGCGCGGATGTGGGCGCATGAGCGGGTGAGCGTGTGCGTGGTATGTGTGACGTGGTGCACATGATATGTGCGCATATGTGAGTGTGATATGTGCGCACATATCATGTGCATGTGATGTGTGAATGTGATGCGTGCGCATGTGTGTGCGTGATGCGCGCGTGAGAGGGAAGGGGC